AGGGAGGGTCTGCCAAAACCATGTCCACTGAGTTGTCAGGGATAGCCACCATTTCGCTAAGACAATCCCCCGAAATCAAGTTTATGCTGCTCATTTATCTAGGTTAACCTTGTGAGTTTCGATTCTTTCCTTAGCCAACTCAAAAAACTTGCAATCTTTCTCGATTCCGATAAAGTTGCGTCCAGTGTTAAGGCAGGCTACTCCGGTTGACCCTGACCCCATACAATTATCCAAAACCGTCTCCCCTTCCAGTGTATAGGTGCGGATGAGGTATTCAAGCAAAGGAACGGGTTTCTGTGTCGGATGGATTGACTTCACGGAACTCCCGGCATTAGACTGGACAATAATGTTCTTCGGGTACCATTCATCATACACCTTGTTTTTGGGTGCATTGCTCACCCCCCCATTATCTCAGTCCTTGCGTATTCTGTGACCTTCCTAACCTCAATTTTATCGGGTGGCCTCTTTACCATCTGAGGGTAATACACTGTCCCGCCAAACACACTGATGTACTCAGTTTGCTGCATTGGCCTCTTCTTGGCGACAAGGTGCCCCCTTGCCGTAACCTTATCCCAAACCCAATCATACTTGTATCGCTTTAGATTTGACAATCTGAGGTGAGAGCTGAATGGCTCTGTGCCGAACAGCACTGCTACCCCTTGCGGCTTAAGCACCCTATTGTAATGTTCCCATAGCCGATCAAACGGCAAGACAACATCCCACTTGCAAGCAGTGGTGCCATAAGGCAAGTCGCACAAGATCATGTCTATTGATTTATCAGGTATCTCACTCATCTTATCTAAGCAATCTCCCTGCACTAGCTGCACCCCTAAGCCCATACTGCACTTATTTGTTTACCGCCCCTATTATAGGTGGCTCTGGTGGTAGGTAAACCAACTTAAGGTAAACTTAAGGTTTCACCTTACTGCAAAGAAAAACATCCTTAATCTCACCACCCACCAGTATAGCGGCATTAGGATGATTGCCAAAGTTTTCATCAACCGAGTTCAGCACGTCAAGTGCTGTGCTGTATGGAACACCTATCAGCCCGTGAACATAGGTAAACCCTCTCACAGGTTGCCTGTCACAAATTGCTTTTTTCACTTTGAGCAATGTCGTTAAAATGCCATTGGCATCTTCCTCAGTGAAAAAGAATAGGTTGCACACAGGGTCAGACATTTTTACAGATTTCTTACGAACAGGATTAACTACCCTACTTAGAAAGCATTGAGATGCACCTCAACCACCTCATTTTCTTGGTCCAAAATAGCAACGTTAGTGGGTCTTTTGAAAATGAAACCCACCTGTCCTAGCACCCTTTGAACCTCTTCCCAACTGGCATCTATTAAGCCTGCCCCGTAGGTAAACCCCTCAACAGGTTCCCCCTTGCAAATTGCCTTACTAACTTTTAGCAATGCCGTTGCAATGTCGCACTCTTCGCTATCCTCGAAGAAATATAGCGAAAACTTGTTGTTTTCCATAATCACGTAGTCCTCACAGGGATTTGAAGAAGCACACATTGCCAATTACTCACCCACACATGGTGATACTGATGGTCAAACATAAACACGTCCCCCATCATAATCTCTCCCACCACAGTCTCCTGAGGATACTTTACAATTATGGTGGGAGGGGGGCTACTATAGTCGTCACCAAGTTCAGGGGAAATCAGGGGCTCGCAATGAATCAACCAGCTTAAGGTAAGGGCATTCTCCGGTTCGTAGTCCTTGTGCCATCCTGATGATCCCCTTATTGGCAGGATGACCATGTCACTATGGTACTCATCAGCTACCTCTTCGTTAAATGACGGCCACGTTGCAGTAGTAAAACCCCTGCTTTTGATAAGTTCTCTGAGGGGGTCAACCCAGTCAGAGTGGTGCTTTTTAAGGAAACACGGGGAAAGCTCCCCTAAAGAAACCCCCTCCATGCACTTTTGGCATAGCTCCCCAACCTTTTCGGAGGATGGTACAGGTAGGTTGCCCAGGTGCTCAAATTGAGTGCCCATCATTTACTGGGATAGTTGGACAGGGATCTGCAGAAAGGCGCAATCCCAGTTACTAACCCAGGCATGTCCCCTATTAGCATTAAACACAAAAACGTCACCGAGACCAATTTCAACAGCGTTCAGGCTACAGTCTTCCGTAATCAAGGTCGGGAATCTAAGACCAGAGGCAATCTGAAATGAATGCCGATCATAGTATACCATCCAGTTCAACAACAACCCTAAACCCTCATCCGTGTGCCAAGATGATGACCCCTTAAGGGTTGTAAACATTACATTGCTCAAGTGCTCTGGCATTTTTTCATCGCCTAACCACTCACTAAGGTTAAACCCTTCCTTAAAACCTAAACCCTTCATGCTCATCACTGGCGTCAAGGATTTAACTAGACTCTTATAGTATTTTGGCAAATGAAAGGAGTAAACGTTTCTAGAAGTAGCATCTTCCAATCTGCCTTTAACAAGCGATTCAACAGAGAATCTTTTGGGCACGGACATGTTACCGATATGCCTAAACTCTTTTTTCATAATTACTCTAACCTGTGACAAGGGAATCGGAAAGGAAAACATCAAGGATGACACCATCGTAGCGAATAATTGCTGAGTATGGGTAACGACCTTTCCATGTTTCCCTAGTCTGCTCCCTAAGGATCTTAGCTTTACTGTACTGGGTCAGTGTAGATGTCTCCCTAACAAATGAGAACCCTTCGACTGTGCCATATTCACAGATGACCCGTTTGATTTGGGGGTGAATGGAAAGGATGCCACCCTTTGCTGTGCAGGAGAAGAAGTAAAGGTGGCACAAGGGGTTAGGGGCTTTCCTCATGACCCCTCTTGCGACTGATCCGAGTCATATTGACCCTCACCTACAACTACCCACATCTCTCTCCCGTCCAAAGCGAAGCAGTAAACCCTCCCATCTTCCCCAGAGCTACATACCTCCCTGCGGCACTGCGTTCAGGGCTCCCATAGCTGTACCCTGGATAGAACTTGACATCAACAAATTTCGGTAGTTTCATTGCTCTTTAGTGTATTTATAGGGGGGGCATTCAGCAAGCTGGGGCAAGTTGGCGGTAATAGCGACCGCTCTGATAACCTTCCCGCCACATTGCGCTTTCCCGCTCAAACTTCCCCCATGTTACAGCACGCTTGCCCATGTAACCCCGCTTGAACCCTTCCCTATAATCCTCATTATCCTTTTCCCTAAAGGAAATAAGGTAATCTTCGCAGGTTTGGTTAATCATGGATCCTGCATAGTATTCTCCACCGTGCAGGACACGCATCTTGCCGTCACCGAGGAAGATGCCACGATAATGACCGTCAGGCAAGGTGGGAGATCCGTCGATGGGTTCAACATCCCATAGGGTACGGATGTACTGGTTGTCTATGGAGGAATCTTCGTACCCTCTAACGAGCATACCTTGGGAAATGATGATGAGTTCGGTGTTCATGGGTCTGGAGCGGTGGGGACCCCGCCCCCTTACCCCCATAATTATACTTGCTTTAATGGGATGTGTCAACCCTCCCCAACCCAGCTCGGGTCAGTGGCTTTGTGATGAACCCACTCGGGCAGGTCGGCTGATGGTTCATACGGTTCCTTGCCTTGATAGCAACGCTTGCATAGTTGAACAAATTCCCCGTCGACCTTGTGATAACTTAGGTGTTCACGGCAGAAGTAAAGCCCACACCCGTGTTCACCTCCGTAAGGCTGACCTCCACAAACATGGGCTAAACCACGGTTAATCTCTGCCGTACAGTTTGGATGATCGCACTGTGACGGAACCCCGTACCCTATGTCCCTTTGCCAATTGCTATCGTAACCAATTGACCAACCCATTTTACCTCCTTAACTAAAGGCATGGTAGGAAACTAGGGAAACGATGTCAACCCCTGGGGTTCAGCTCCAAGGGGCACGAGTAGCGATGGTAAATTTCCCAGGTAGCCCGGAGCAGGATGCGCTCAGTTAGACTCAGATCGAACCAGCGAAGCTCCATGTCAATCCGGCGGATTGCATCCTTGGCACTTTCGCTAAGTTCGCAAAGGTGACTACCATCATTCAGGGCAGCCGACACAGCCTCCTGCAGATTGTGAATCTGGCTCAGAGGGACTTTGGACAGGGATACGGTGGCAGTCATTGCTTTGGTGCGGTGGCGGCCTTGCCGCCTTACCCTATAATTATAGCACATGGGGCAAGGGCACATAAGGCAAAGCCCCGGCTTTCGCCAGGGCGCTCCCATCGCTTGACCCAGGGCCATCAGGCAAGGGCATGGCGCTGCATGAGCACGCTCACAGCGCTGCGAACAGAGCCCGTCAGGTAGTCCAGGAGGTGCTCGGCCTCAGGGTCGGTGACCTCGGCCAGGGCCTCCTGAGCGGTAATGCCATAGTGCTGGGCGATGCTGTTCAGAACGTCCCGGCGGGTAGCGGCATCGGTGGCAGCGAGGAATGCAGCGTTCTTTTGGGAAGCGGTCATGGGTCTGAAGCGGTGGCGGCTGCGCCGCCTTACCCCCATATTATAGCACACTGCCTTAGGTGCTGTGAGCGTGAGGAGGCATGGCCCCTGCCTCTTGCTGAGCCAGTAGCCATAGCTTTCTTACAGCCTCAGGCTCATCGGTAAGCTGCCTCAGGCGCACCCACAGCTCCCTTAGGTCGTCAGGCACGCTCGCCACCTTTACCCCTTCTGCCTTAGGCACTCCATTCTCATTAACATAAGCAGCAATGCAATCTGCCAACCCCTTACCTCCATACTCCGCAAAGAAGTTGTCTTCTTCGGTCCATTCCCACCTCCCCTCATCACCCCGAAAAAGTTGCCCTTGCCAAAGAAACTCCTCCCACTTCTGTTTAGTAACCTCCTCAATATGGACTAAACCTTCCTCAACAGAAAGAAGGCGCAAGTATAAGGGGTGGCCCTTGTATTTTACAGAAAAATGGAAGTATTCGGAGCGAGTGTAGGCTGGCTTTGCAATCATTGCTTTTAACGAGGTAGCAGTAAGCTGATTACCCTACTCAATCTGGTGGGAAGTGGGCGCAATTTGCAAAGATAGCTGTAGCTATCAGAGCAAAGAAAAGTGCAAGTGGATAGATCCCCAATGCCGTAAAAACTACAGTTAGAACAGTGAGGACGAGGTAGATCCTCAATGCCCTTTTGATAGGGGTCTTAGTGAAAAATTGAACAATAAACCCTCTGATTGCATGGCGAATCCTCTCAGGCTCTTTTTTTTCACTGAACTAGCGGCTGTATACGGGGGAGCATACTGAGCGTCCTCTGAGAGATTCTGACTATCCTCGGCCAGTTCAGAGTAAGGGATGAACTTTACAGACAGGGCGCAGTCAAATACCTTCGCCACCTTGACAAGGGTCTCAAGTGGGTATTCCCCAATTTCAGGGTCTTCCAGCTCTTGCATCATGGGCAAACTAATCCCCATGGCCTTAGCCAGGTCCTCTTGTGTGATTCCCCGCTTTTGGCGGTTAATCCGGATCTGCCATGCAATTCCCTGTTCTAAAGAAGCCTCAAGATAAGCTTCACGGTACTCCCTGTCTTGCCACTCAGGTTTGCTCATACTGTCATCCCTCTTGACCATCGAAAACCTTGGCAAACTCCTCAGCCGCCTCAAATGCCATTTCTGCGAGAGTCTTAAGCATTGCCCGGCGATCTCGGGGATCAAGGGTTCCAAGCCCTGACGATTGATTCAGCCAACCCGTGTAAAGGGTCTGACCAATGTTTACGAAGCGCTCTTGAGAGAAATTCATGGTTTTATGGCGGTGGGGCCCCGGCCCCTTACACATCAATTATAGCACCCCCTTAAAGGGACTGTCAACCCTCAGGCAAGGTTGTAGAGGGAGAGGAGACGGTCGAACTCGTTACGGTCGAACTTAGGGTGGGCAAACCACCGCTTTTGGATAGAGTTAAAGTCAAAGCGATAATGGCCATCAGGGTAGGCAACCCTGTAAAACTGGCAGCGGATAGCCTGGCCGGTGGGGCTGTAGTCCTCAGCGACAGCCTCAGGCAGATCCACTCCATCCTTCTCCGCCTGCTCCAGCGCCTCCCGCTTCCATGTCTCCCGCTTGCTGCGGATAGACTCACGCAGCTCCTGGTTGTACTGATCCATGGCCTCAGAGTAGGCCTGGCGGCGCTCCTGCATCTCCTGCAGCTCATCGTCGGTCATCACGTCACGGACACGCTGACGGTTGCGGAGCGCATCCCGCAGACGGGCGCTCAGGGCTTCGTAACGTTCGTCGGTGGCAGGCATGGGCATGGTTTCTGAAGCGGTGGCGGCTCAGCCGCCTTACCCTATTATTGTAGCACCTTGCTCCCAGGGTTGACGACTCCGGGGACTAGGCCGGGGAGCCTTGGCTTAAAGCAGGGATCCCCCCCCCCCAGAACCTGCACGGGGTCTTAACTATTCCTTTATTTCCCTAATATCCTCTACCCTTGAGGAAGCGCAGAAAGCAGAGGCATAGTGAGGATCTTTGCTAACCCTGTCCATCCCAAACCTGTCACTTTTTAAAAATTCATTCGCAACAGCATCCACGTCGTAGCGATCAGGGAAACTCACCTCAAGAGTCAATGAGAAGGTAATGCTGGCTTTTTTCATTTTGCGGGAAGCTTACAGGGAGGGGGCGTCAAATCTGTGGAACAATCTCAAAATCATCGGGGGTAAGTGTTTTGTCCATAAAATAGCCACGTTTGCAATACTCTGGGATTACCTTATTCAGGTGCCTCTGAGCACTTTCCTGAGAATCGAAAATAGCGTGGATGACATTGTGGTTTCTTTTCTCTGTTAGGTAGAACTTTTCCATAGGGCTACGCAGATTAAGCACACTGGAGCAGGGTGGCCTTAGTGGGGCGGCTAAAGAATCCAAACTTATCATCGTCGTTCGACACCGTAACCTTGGCATCGAAGCGAACATAGCAACCCCGCTCAATTCCCTCCCTCAGCAAGGAAGTAGGAGCACTGCCATACACCTTCCAGCCCTCATCCGAAACCACCAAGATTTTCGTCATTGTCCCAAAGTCACTGTCAACTTGTTTGACGGAAAGGACTTTTCCTTTAATGGTGCCCCTGACATTGTTGAAGGGGACAGGTTGAGCCGCTTCCTTCTCAGCTTTACGCTCCGCCTCAATGCGCTCTTTGTTTTCCTCCCAATGATCGTGTTGCTCGATGAGCTTTCCAAGGAAGGCAAATTGTTTCTCAGTCAGATCCCCATACTTAACAAGCTTACCCACAAGGTCTTTGATAATCGGCCGTTGACGGTTATGAGCAGACCAATCCATTTGAGATATCTCCCAAGCCCTTTCCAAGCTCATTTCCTTAAGAACAAGCTGGGCTTTTGCCTTACCGGCCTTAGCCTTCTTAGCCCGTGCCACCTCATCTTTCAGGCGACGGAAAACATCAGCGTCCCCTCCACCGAGTTTCTCGGCGCAGTCATACCCCGTAGCAATGTAGGTGTTTGAGGGACGGTGAAACCAGATAACACGGTAGAAAGCGAGAGCGCCGCAGACGTGGCAGCTCCCTCCGTGGGCATGATCGCTCATGCGCCCGCCAGTGCGCAGCCGATGGGCATTAAACGCCTCCATTTCCTGGCGGCCCGTCCCCAGCTCTTCGTCCCCGAACGTGGCCACATAATCGTAGTCGTCGGGGATGATGGCGGAGGGGCGATGAATGTCAGTGCGCTGCTGAGCCATGATTCTGTAGCAGTGGCGGCCTTGCCGCCTTACCCGGATATTGTAGCACCTTGCCCTTAGGGTTGACGACTCCCGGAGTTCGGAGGGGCAAGGGGCTTCCATTATTTAGAAACCCCTCGCACAATCAACCCTTGAAAGAAGACAGCCACCAACCAATTTCCCCTTCAGGAGCAATCTCAAATTCTTCCATAAAGTTGATGAGGCGGCGGCGATCTTCCTCTTCAACTTTCAGATAATCTGAGGGGATTCCTACGGGGTAACCCCGATTGGCCTCAATGTGCTTAACAGCAAGGATGTACATGGGGTAATCCCCGCTACAATAGTTGACTAGTTCGATAGGCAAGGGATTAGCCCTACGCCACTCGTTCCTTTTAGTAAAGTAGTTAGAAACTTCGGGCGAACCTGAATGAATACCGGGCTTAAACTCGCCAAACTCATCGAAAGGGTAGTCAACCGTTCCAGTAAAACCACGGACATCCTCCCACCATTCGTCAATGTCTCCCTCATACTTCTCATCGTCCCAAGGAAACTCAAATCCCTCCTCAAAGACGCAACCGTAGCTAAGCTGACCGTCTGTAGCACCCATTGTTTTAACCAGTAGTGGCAGCCTCAGGCTGCCGAACTCAGACATTGTAGCACATTGCTTCCAAGGTTGCAAACTACGGGGTTCAAGGCAGGGAGCATCAACCCTAACGTTTGTCACATGACATCTGCACCCTTAACCAATACCCATCGCTTAACCCAAAGTATTCGCATAGGGTTTTTCCAATTCCTTCTGTGATCCTCAATTCTCCGCTGATAACCCCTTTAACTTGGCTCTCATCCAAACCTGTATCTCTGCAGAGTTGACTTATAGTTATGCCCATCGGGTCAAGAAACTCCTCTTTAAGGATTTCCCCCGGAGTGACCGGTTCAAGGTTTTGCATGGTTGTTTTGAGTTGAAAGTGGGACAATTAGGCGTGAGCAACACCGACCATACGTTCCAGGGCTTGATGCAGACTGAAGCCTGCCAGACGAAGCTCATGGAATTTGATAGCTTCGCACCAGAGCTGGGGGCGATCGTAGTGAGGCACTCGTTCAGCCCCAATGTAGGTAAAGTCCTTTTCAAGGTTGCCATAGCGGCCCGCCTCAAGCTCCTGAGTCAGCCATTGCAGCCGCTCTTGCTTCCACTCAGTGTCCGGCCATTGCGACTCCTCATGGAGACACATCCTTTCAACGGTGACAGTAGTAATCATTGCTCTTGCGGCGGTGGCGGCTGGGCCGCCTTACCACCGTATTATACCATTCCTTGCTACTGGCAGGACAACCCACGGGCCTTAAAAAAGCTCCGTAACAATTCGCAGGCTTCATGCTGCCACCCCAGCAAGCATTCCAAATGGCCCACCGCATCTTTCGGTTTACGGTTCTCACCGTAGCACCGGTCATTGATGAACCACGTCGCTACCCCATTAGGGAGTAAGGTTAGGGCAAACTTGTCGGGGGTGCTAATGCCTGGCCATTCCAGACATATGCGCTCCGACGTACCGAGAGTTTCCATCATGGTGGTTTAGGGCAGCGGATTAATAACGGTTGTTTTAGACTTAGACCTTTTAACATCAAGGCTGACCCATTGGCCCACGTTCCAGTCAAAGTCAACATCCCACCCTTTCTTACTGAAGTGAGAATGGAGGATTTCCTCAATCTCGTCAGTGTCAAGAGTGAAACGCTCAGTCTCTGTTGTGGTAACTTGTCGCTTTACTTTGGAGCTTTCCATTTTGCATTTACAGGTCGTCAGCATCGTAGCACCTTGCCCCTAGAGCTGTCAACCCCCCTCAAGTGCTGCTTTAAGAGGTGAAAGGGGTAAATTACTTATAGTTAAAAATTGAAGAAAAATGTATAACCCTAACCAAGACATTGTTGCAGGGAGAACAGCCTCCCAGATCGAGTCTGCGAAGCGCCGTGCTGTCAAAGGTGGGGGGAGAAAAAGGTGTAAGAAGGGTAAGAGCTGCGGAGCAACTTGTATTAACGGCAGTAAGGTTTGCTTAGTGGATTTGCCCTGGGTTTCTTCCAACGGTTTAACCAAAGTTGTTAAGGAGATTCAAGGTGTTTCAAGAGAGAATCCAGTAGAGAAAGCTGCTACCAGAGTTGATAAAAGGTCAATGAGCCAATTGTTGGGGGAAATGGAGGGGCACTATAAGGAAATTAGAAAGATTAACGATGCAAGTATGCCGGATGGGGAGAAGGCTTGGAGGAGAGAGGAACTTTGGGCCAAGATTGATGCAGTCAGGAGTAAAATTGAGGCAGAGGCTGGTAAGGCAGGTGATAAAACGGGGGCATTGAAAGAGCTTAAGGACAAGGAGGATGACTTTAGGATCATGTCCCTAGGTAATGAAAAACTTGGCAAAGAGGCTAGGGGCGCCCTTACAAATGTAATAGCTTCTAAGTCCGTTTTAATGACAAATAAAAACTTAGATGATACCCAAGTTAAAACCCTGAGGGAAGGTATAGACTCTAACTTGAAACGGGCAGAGAAGTATGTAGGATTTATGGATCCGGGCAGGGATAAGGAATCTCTGGCACGTACCATAGGTATTTATACTGGCAGGATTCAGCCACTTTCCCAAGGTTCCTTAGATGAAGTAAGCAAAGCAGGTAAAGCATTCATGGATAAATACCGAAACAGATTAGATTCTGCGTTCAGTATTTGGAATCGGAGGGTTGCCCTGGAGGCTGCGATAACGAGAAAGCTTAAAGACGACGAATCCTTAACGTTTAAACAAAGAATGCGACTTAGAAGGGTGTTAGAAAGTATAATCAGCAGAAGTGTGAGAGCTAACGAGAGATCATTCAAACTGATGGAGGAAATGAGAGCGGAACTTCTTAAGACAAAGCTCTCTGAGGATGACATTAAGGGTATTATGGGTCGCCTAAAGATAACAGGTAAAAACACACCGGACAACGACCCCTCAATCAAACAGGTTAGGGGACAAGTTGAAGAATTTGCTCGAATGTTTAATGGTAAAGGGTTGTTGGAAGTTACGGGAGATAGCGGGATGCCTACCGGTTATCTAAGGGAGATGTTAGTGAGTCCTAAGGAACGGGCATACCAGCAGCACGGCTTCGTTATGACTAGCGGAATCCCCAGGGTAACCTTCCACGAAATTGCTCACATCGTGGAACTTGGCAGGGGTTGGTTAGCCAATTATGCAGAGAAGTGGAGGGACGGTAAAGCCTTTAATGTGAGGCAAGTTGAAAACGCTAAGGGGATGGAAAGGATTATAAGAGATGGAGATGGTAAGCTAATCCCCTATGCGACTCAAGACCTGTCGGGGAGAAACCTTCCCGTATTTAGATTGAAAGAAATGCCCATCCATAAAAACTCTATCTACGATCCCAATGAGATTGCGGTGGTAGACAAGTTTATGGACTTGTATATGGGGAAGGTTTATACATGGAAAGGCTCTGAGGTTATTTCAATGGGAATGGAAAAGTTTGCCTCCCCTCAGGACATGCGCCATCTCTACATGAACCATCCCGACCTTTTCGAAACAATTGTTGGGCTTGCTCTCACATAGTGAACATACTTACGTCATTGCCCCTTTAGGAAGCGGATGTTCCTTTTCGTACCGAACCTCTTTAGCAATTTGCTCCTTTGCCTCAGCGCTCAAAGTGTAGTCGTCGGGGCCAAACGCAGTGGCAACCGCTGTAACCAAATCCCTAAAGAAGCAGTTTTCTACATCAAGGGTATGCCCGTACATCCCGTACATCCCCTTATCTTGTAAGAATTTCCAGTAGGCTACCACTCTATTACTCCCTTTTGCCGAGGCACTTCGGTCTTTCCACGTCAGTGTGAGCGGTTCTCCATAAGGAGTCTTTGCTGTGATTGTAACCATTTTCTTAGCCTCCCGTCATCAGAGTGTTTTACCCAGCTTGCGCTCAATCCTCGAAAACATCCTCACCATTAAGGAAACCCACGGCATACTTCAGTTTGGCACTGACGTGGCGGATGCTGCCCACATGACCCCAGTTGATCGGCGTGTCACCGTCAGGGGCGGGCATGTTTTCGATGCTCTCCTGAAGCTGCTCCAGAAGGGCCATGGCTTCGGAGTGGCGGAGAGAGTAGGCTTGCTCGGCAGGTGTCATCGGGGTTAGGGCGGTGGCGGCTGAGCCGCCGTTCTCTAAGATTGTAGCACCTTGCCCTTAGGGGTGACTACCCCCCGCCAGGGCCTCAATGCCGGAGCACCCTGAGCCATACAGCCCCCGCTCCCCAACACACAGCGAGTAGAAAGAGAAAAGTATTCTGCGATGAGAGTGCTCCTGCTAAGTAAATAGAGGAGCAGATAACAGCAACTTGACTTTCTTTCATTTTTCCTCCTTTTGCTTAGAACCCATAATAGCCTCCATGTGGTTCCTGGCAAGCGCCCTAAGGGATTCCCGCCTCTCCTTATCTGAGAGAATGTGCTTGACGTCAGTGGCAATCTCAGTAGCCATGTGATTAACCATCCGATTTGCCAGTTCCTCCTCCACCCTCCTAGCAAAATGCTCCTGCAACTTATCCTTATCTATGCTTTCCCAGCACTTTTGAATCCATTCCTTAGGCACCCTAAACCGGCTATTATAGTCGGCATTTAGCCAATCTCCTTTTGAGATCATGTTGAGCACAGCTTTCTCAGCCGCCTTCTTTACCTCAATTTCAAACGCACTAAGCGGTGCTGGGTGATTGCTTCCGGGGAGAGTGTCCGCTATGTCCTTTAGCCTTTGACACACCCCTTCAATTTGGTTGAATAGGGGGTCATTGCTCATGACCCTTTGCTTGAAAATCCTGTCAGAAATGTGGTACAGGAACTCTTTGTCAGAAGTAGGCTCAATCATTGCAGGAAAAATAAGGGGACTTAGATTGGGCGAATTTCACCAAAGCCTTAAGCACATTGGGCTCCAGATAGCAGACAGGTTCATTGCGGTGGTCATTCACAGAAATAGCAATTCCAAATCCGTCGAAGTGAGCATAGATGCCATCACCGACGTGCTCAGATTGAGGGGCATTATTATCCCCGTAGTATCCTTGCTCTGGACTACACATTGTCCCCTCCGTGTTGTGGTTCTTTAGAATCGAGGAAAGCCTTGATATCGGGCCTCCACTCAAGATAGGTGCAGTCAGGATCGCAGGCGTTGTCAACCAGGGTTCTGTAACCAACCATAATCTTAGCCCACACATCTCCAGCCCCGTAACCCCAGTCACCTTCCCACACACCCCTAAGAACGTCAAGGAATTGTTCCGGTGTTGGCTCCTGAGGGGGCTCATCCTCACCTTTCGGGGAATAAGTCCCAAACTTCATGTATTCGTCAACAAGTAGAAGAAATTGCTCCAGTTTGTCAATCTGTGCAGGGGTTGCCTTAGATAGCTTCATTGGCTTAGGTGTCAGAGAAGGTTGTTGTAGGTTTCAACGGCTGTCTCCACTTGATGGCCATCATAAATGGTAGAGAAACCTTTCTTTACGGTAAAACGCAATGTTCCCGACACCTGGAGACAAAGGTGCTCACCGTCACGTGCCCTACCACTAGCATAAACCGTAACATGTTCACCTAACCATTCCACCATCTCCTCTGAACTCAACATTAACTTTTCCCTCTCCAAAGATTCTGAAGATGTGGTGGGCTGAGGTAGTATCCACGTAAACTCCCCACGTTTCTTAGCCTCTTCCATGTCGAGTTTACCGTGAACCCTCTCAATGATACCTAAGCAGTGATTCCATCTATCTAACCCACTCCCCTCAGCAGTGGAGAAGGGCTTCAGGTCACGGGTAGCCCTATCTAACTTATCCTCAGCCTCCTGCCTTGAGCAACCGTTTTCCAAACAGGATTCTATAGCCTGATCTTCTGTAAGATTCATATTGGTAAAATGATCCACTACATCAGAAAACCTTGCAAATAATCCGTTGGGTTGCCTGACAATTCTTGAACCCATTTGTCAGTTCCTTCTAGTGGTTGTAATCAGTTTTGATGGATTTACAAAGTCTACCTGGTGTACTTCACCCCACCCGTGGCTTTCATCCTGCAGAAGTTCAGACACTTTTGGCTCATACTCAAAGTCCTCCACAAGGTGGCGACTAACACTGACCCTAACTACTAGCTTAGATTCACCCCTTGGCGGAAGGTCACTAAAGTAAGTGGCTTTACCAGCATGGCTGCTTGAAAATTTAACCACAGTGTCCCCATAAACTTTAAGGAACTCCTCAAGAGGTATCATATCAAGGCCCCCACAAAAGAACTGAGTATACTAGTGACTCTACTAAAACAAATAGGTTCTTGTTGAGCACCCTCAACGAATCACCCAGGAGTGAGAGGGTAAACGCTGCCAGGTCTAGGGCCAAAATGAGAAGAAAGACTGGGCTTAAAGCAGTGTAGACAAGCACCACCATCAGCCTACGAATAAGAAATGCCATAGCAGACTCAGTAGACAGGTAGTTGGATGGTGCGAGAAATACGGTGAGCGGGACTAATGGCCACAGCGGCGTAAGTCTTGCTCCATGATCTGTACCACTTCCTGGCAACATTGAGTTCAACCACAGGGCTGCACCGATTCCAACCTGGTTTATTAGTTGCTTTGACCCACAGGACTGCAGGGTACTCCAGGTCCCCTCGACCCTCCAGAATGGCAACTTCACTCATTGACGGATCATACACCTCATAAACTGCTTTTTTGACCGTTTGAGGATTGTTCATCTCTCTGGGGGAGTCAGTAATTGGCATCGTCACCGTAGCAATCCTCCATCAACTTATCGTACAAGTCGGTAAGCTTTGCAACATTTCCCCCAGCCCTCTCTACAGCCTTTTGGACTGCGTAAGCATCCATGCCGGGAAACTGCCCCAGCTTTTCGATTTCTTCCGTGAGGTAAAGAACCTGGGAGGTAGCCATGGTTTCAGTGCGGTGGCGGCTGTGCCGCCTTACAGAACCATATTAGCACACCTCCCTAGCGATGGCAACTATTGACCCTGGTAGTTCCCCCAGTTGGCTGCGATCTCTTGAGCGTTGACCCCCAGGAAGGTGTAAACCCGGCAGGGGGGCATGGTCCGACCCAGAATCTCACAGCAGCGCTCAAGCTCATCCCCATCGGCCTGAATGCTTACCACGCTCGTAGAATAGATGGGCAGATTTGTCTTAAGGCCAGGGTCATCGACGTGTCCCGAGAGGGCGTAGTCGATGTTGGTGTCTGCGTACAACATGGATTTTAGGCGGTGAGGGCCTCGGACCCCCTTACCCTTACATTGTAGCACCTTGCCCCAGGGTCGGCAACCCCCGGAGCTTTAACACCGGGGCAAACACCGGGGCAAACACTGGGGCAACCTTGCCCTTAGGGTTGAAAACCCTGGAAGCAATCAGCGACCGGCCAGAGCACGCTGAGTGCTCCCTGTTGTCTGGCGCACCGTCGAGATGCTTCCTCCGGCAGAGTAGCCAGCGCTGCGGCCCTCAGCGGAACGGGAACCTGCCCCCGACGACCCCTTGCCAAGTTTCGGATTCACTTCATACATGAATTCCTTAGCAGCCTGCTTCTCCTTTTCAAAGGAAGACTTGAGCACAAGGCCCGGAACATGGCTGATACCATTCGATGCAATCAAACCTTCCTCCATGCGACGGTTATGATCGTCATACAGGGAGTTGGCAACACGCTTGGCCACACCTTCACGGAAAGCCATCCAATATGACTTTCCTTTCGGAGCCTCACCCTTCGCCTCACCCTTCGCCTTAGCAACTACACGGTCAACAGCCTCTGTCAAGTAATCGAGAAGGTCGTAAGACTGGGAGATTTTGATGGGGCGACCGTAAAAGTGAAACTGAGTGCAGGCCCCATTAGCACGGATGTAAGTATAGACGCAACCCTGCGTATAGGCAACTGCGCTCATGATAGTGGATAGCCAGGTTGCCTTGACTTTGGAGGTCCAAATGTGTTCTTTGACGATTACGGGCAGACCCTCGGTCAACGCTTCGGAGTGGGCATCCAGAACGATGTTGTTTTGGGCAATAAACTGAGCATACTTGGCAGCAGCCAGAGCAGCCTCATGCTCGTTAGACGATGTTGTCAGGGCCAGAAGGGCCAATGCTTTTTTCTGCGCCCGTTCCGCTTCTTTCCCTTCAGGGGTTTTGGCCAGAGAGTGATAAACTTGGACAGCATCACGGTTGAGTTTGCCGTTAACGAAATAGGCAAGTTTGCGGAATTCTTTTCCATGTGAAGGTACGTCGTACCCGCAGCAGCGTCGCTGAACATGGTGGCACAGCTCGTGCAGCAAAGTATCCTGAATTGCCTCACTTTGCTGAGCGGAGTTTTCAATACCACGGAAAAAGTCCGGGTCCAGAGAGATAGCATAACCTGTATAGAAACCTGCCCAGCGATCACGCACCCCCTTCGCTTGTTTGGGGCGTTCCCATTTGAACGAAGTCAGGGGCTCCATGCCCAACCCAAACAGCGAATCCAGCTGCTCATTGAGCCATTGCAGGATCTGAGCTTCGGTGGTATCAACAGAAAGGAGAGTCATTACTTTTGGGGCGGTGGGGGCGACCGGCGCCCCCGTTCCCCATTATTGTAGCACCTTGCGCTCAGGGCCGTCAACTGCCGGGGTTTAGGGGGGGCGTGTTGCCGTGAGGCTGGTAACCCTCGGGGGCAATCAGAGAACCCGCTGGATACGGGTGCAATCTTCCTGGGGCATCACCGCAATAACCCCCACATTTTGAAAAGCCCCCTGGGCAACAACCCACTTCTTAGCCTCAGTAAAGGTCATGGAGGGGGACGCAACGATCCACTCCTGGCGATCCTCAGCGTTCCGCTTGGAGAACGGGCAGAAGGCCCAGACTCCTCGCCCACGGGGGGAGCGACCGTGCCACAGCTCGTAAGGGGTGGTTTCGATGGTGGGCTTAGGCATGGTTTCTAAAGCGGTGGCGGCTGTGCCGCCTTACCCTATTATCATACACCCTTGCTTGGAGAGCCGTCAACCCCCTCCCTCGGGCGACTCAGCTTTTCATCTAAAACAGACCTATCATAGGCGCCCCACAAATACAAAGGACCTATGAATGCGCCCATGAATGTAGCACCGCCAAGGGCACCGGCCCATCCGCCACGAATTGCACCAGTGTATGCTCCCATTAAAACACACACAGCTAGGAAAGCATTTCCAGGGTGGTCTCCGCAGTGCTTTAGATAACCACAACCACGAATCATGTGTCTGATTGTTTTCATTTTAGCCTCTCCAGCTCAGCTTGAAGCATTTAGGTTAAAGGGATTGTGTGAGTCACTTGATTTTCTCCTGATGTTTAAACTGCAACTCAGCTCGTTTCCAAATTGTCTTATACTTAAATGAACTGATAAGGAGAGTGAAACTGAAAATACAAATCAACTCGTCAAGAAGTCCTGCAAAGGGGGTGAGAACTCGAAGAAGAAATAACTGAAGAGTGGGTTCTGGTTGCCTCCAACGTTGAATGATACTCATTTCCCTTGTGGTGCAATTTCAATCGGTTGCCAATTCATTTTAGTTGCTCCAAAACTTGTTTTTGCAATTCGTCCACATCAGTAGATGTGATTTCAATTTGTTTCACAATTTTACCACCCTCTACTTTAAACATCGGGTACTGACTAATTTGGCGTGCCAACATGAACGACCCGATGGTGTAGGGGTTACGGTAGTCAGTTTGGCTTGGGTTACGAACGTCAACTACGAGAAGTTTCATTTTGCTTAAGTGAAGGGATTTAGGTTAGTGACCAAGGGAATCACGATGCAAGCTCCTTTCGCATTTTCTGAACCATATCAATCGCCTGATCCAGGAATCGCTCAGAGGAGTGAGCACGGCCCCGATGCACCAGAACCCAGTCAGGTTTCTCGTTGGATTCGATGCGACCGCCACTGCCGATGGTTGCCCTCGTATACTCCAGAGCGTTCCACAGTGAAAGGAGGTTTTCTTCTGTGAATAGGGTTTCCTTTTCCATTGGTTTAAGAAAGGTGGCAGCCTCAGGCCGCCTTACCCCTTAACTATACAGCCTCATTTGAAGGTCTGTCAACCCTTATCCGCTACCTGGTTGTCCTGTGAGAGGAGCCAGTGAAGGCGAAGCTTCTCAGGGTGCCATCCGTAGGTTTCCTTGCCCTGAGTGCCGACGACACGGAAGCGGCTCCAGTGGTCGATGTCGGTGTTCAGGGCAATGAGCCAGTCGGCACGCCGCTCAGCCAAGCTCTGAACGTAACCGGCCTCCATGAATCGCTGAATGAAGAACTCCCGGCTCAGGAAACGGCCGGTGTCCATCACGGCAAAGATCCCCCTGACAGCTTGCTCGGCCTTGGGCTTGCTCAGGTAAAGGCGGGCTCGGTTCAGATCGTTGCTCATTGGCTCAATGCGGTGGCGGCTGCGCCGCCTTACCCACATATTGTAGCACCTTGGCCTAGGGGTTGTCGACTACTGTGGTTTAAACGGGGGGCAAGCACCTTGCTCCCAGGGTTGATGGCCCCCTGAGCTTCACCATCGGGGAATCCCTCAGGTGCTGCCCCAGCAGTCTTTTCTGGGTTCCCTTTCAAGAGGGAAAACGTGGCTAAATTAGATAATCGTCCATGGACTTCCACCCTTCAGGGTACTGAGCTAAGATAGTAAACTCAGATAAGTCTTTAAAAATTGTTATACCGCAGCCCCCATACTCACTATAGTTACGGGCTTCCCACCATTCAGATGTCTCGTACCGGGTAGATAGGGGTGAGTATCTACTTATAGTATAGCCAAAGTTGTAGTAGGGGGAAGCGGTATAGGTGTGGCCATCTGGCCCCCTCAAAAGGATTGATCCGCTCATTGCACCCTGAGTTGAATGATTTTAAGTCTATCGGTAAAGGGTTAAATCTAGAGGGAACCATCAAAAATTTGCAATCTATTGGGGGTGTCTTCACCATTCCCAAAACTGATAATGACAGTTCCGAACTTTTTTGAAAAAGTTTCCAATTCCCCCAAAGAGTTTATTTGAATTGTGGGGCTGGGGCGACTTTCGTCAATTAACCACCTTGCCTCATCAGGGTTATTGAAAATCTCCCCACCGGGAGGTGGCACAAATCGAAACCCCAAGGGCTCAAGTTTCCTTACCTGTTCCCCTGTGTAGAACAGGCGTGTTGTTGTTAAAGAGAATAAGGTGTTCACTTGTCTTAAGGAGGTAGTTTAAGGGGGGTTAATCATTCAACTTCCCTTTCGGGTCATTGTCCTCCAGTTTCATCATAGCAGCCGTCATCATACCCCTCTAAGTAGATAGCACGGGCAAACCTAAGCAAACTTTCGTCTGTAGCGGCCCAGTCAGAGAGTTCTAGGTCGTCAAAGTATCCCCCTTTATCCAGATGGGCAGAAGCTATTCTCATTATTTGAGAATAAGTTATCATTGTCACAGGTTAGAATTGTTAAAGGTGGGTAGAATAGTTTCACAAAGCTCGTTAATCAGAGAACGATCAATGTGACCAGGGAGCACGCATTCATTTTTAATGACATGCTCAGATTTTTCAAAAAGCTCACTAACCATGCTGTTCAGCTCAGCATAGGGAACCCTTCCATACTTAATGTCCAAAAGCAACTGGTGATCCCCAGCCTTTTTACGGTTAACAATAATTTCTCCGGTGCGAAGCCCTTCGATGGCCATGTTCATCAGCCGAACACAGTGGCTGGCGTTCTTGCCATCATACCCGCACTCTCTCTCAATCTCAGAGCGTTTCACGTTGCGATTTTTCAACCAATCCTGATAATTGCTCCAGCGTTTGCAATCTGAGCGGTATCTTTGGCTGGCCCTAAGCAAAACCATGTATTCATCGCTGGCCCTCGTCATTTCCTGCGAAGTTGCCATGCACTCATCAGGGAGAACGGTCTGCTTAAGCACCCCTTTCCAGTCGACCTTATCATTCAAAATTTCATACAAATCCTTAGCAACCTGATAATATTCTATTCTGTCCTTAATCAACAAGTATAAGTATTCGATGAAGGACTCTATCTGGGTGCTTGTTAGGTTATTTGATGGAACCCCGTAGTCTTCCCATTCAGGTTTCTTCATCGGTGGGTCAAGCAACCATTTCCGATGGGTCTCCATCTTCTTGATCTGCGCCCGTGCGTACTGCACAAACGTCCCCGCAATTTTCTTGGAGAGAAGTCTTTCCCTATTTGCAATAAGGACTTTGCCAAGATCCGTAAGGTGGATGTAATCTTGGGGTTCTTGCCACAGCATTTCCAAGATATTTGGGTTTTGCGATTGCAACAACCTAAGGTAACGCCGAACTTCATACACTACCGTGTCTGATCCGTCCAGCTCAGGGAACTTGGTATCAGGGCAAGGCTCTTCCTCCCACCCCTTATCCTTCTGTTCGAACTCTTCTAAAGTTACGTAGAAGCGTCGGGGGGCAATGCAAATCCCTTTATAGTCCCTATCAGACATTTCCGTGTTAAGACCATAGGCATGGGATCCTGACATGCAGAATAGGATCATGCCCTTTTCAATTTCGGCCCTTGTAATTGACACTTTTTCTAAAAAAGAGGTTATGGGAGTATTCAACTCACTTGTGATCCACCCTTAAAAATTCCAAATACCTTGATCGTAGAGGGCTTCTGCCTCAGCTTGAGCCCTCATGTCTTCAATCTGCTCACGCTCAATCTTCTTAGCCTCCTCTTTAGAGTAGCCGTGTGACTCCCAGTATTCAGCAATTGTCGTGGGGTGTTTCATGGCGTAAGCAATCAGACAACAGAGCTAATGGTGCCGTTCTCATAGCGAACAGCGTGATAGGTGCGCTTACCACGGGGGCGCTTCAGGTAAAGCGTGGTTCGGGTCACAGGGTGCTTCAAAGAGGAAACCTCCTTGGAAGTGAGCACAAAATCCTTTTCCCGAAGAATTTCGTATTTGATGCCGTCGATGATGATGGTGGGCATGGGGACTCCTGGGGCAGGGTGGCGGCTCAGCCGCCTTACCCCATAATTATACACCTCTGGCCAAACGGTGTCAACCTACCTCCCCAGGCTGCCGGGGGGGGTGCCTGTTGCCTGCACACTGTCAACCCCGGCAGGGGCTGCTCTAAACTATTTAGCAAACAAGGTACCAGTGGTATAACCATGCACAATAATCCCTGTGATTCCACCGACAAAGAATCCCCACAAGAAAACATAAAATCTGTCCATTTGCTTAAACATCTGGCTAGAGGCTTCAGTTGAGGAGTGAGTAAAATAGAAAATGTAGAGAAACCCCAAGAACTATCCCTGAAAAAAAAAAAAAACTCCAAACAAGTAGTAGTAAAGTTTGTCTCCCATGACTGCACTTAGATGGATTGGTTTGGTAAGTTTGTGCGATCCCACTCATCCACAGCATTGCTGTAGTAGTTAAGGGCATCCCTGATTACATCAGCTTCGGTTTTGTTTAACCTTGCCGCAAGTTCAGACAAGGCCTCCATAAATTGGTGGTCTACCTTGATGATTCCACCCATTTCTTTTATACTCATCTCAGCAAGGGTTCAAGGTGAAAATCTCTGACCAACTTTTCAGCAATTAGAGGTTCCCCTTCCATCTCAATAATTCCGTTAATTGTAATGATGCGCTTTAGATCCCCTTCCTTGACAGCCGTGAGGGCAGCTAGGCAAGGTTCCGCCAGGCGACTGTCGTAAGGAGGATAGAAGTTGCTTTCAAGGTGCCACCTTAACATAGGCAGCCAATATTCTTCGGGGTTAACAGTCATGGTTTTCAATGCTGAGTGAACTTAGGTTGGGGCCAAAAGCGTTTGCGGTTTTCAAGCTCAACCTCCTGTTCCTCCCTGAGTTGGTCATGCCAGTATTTGTAGCGTTTGTCGTTGGCAAAGCACCCGTAGGTGCCCCTATTTTCTCTATAGTACAAAGTGAGTTTGGAAGCGTACCACTCATCGAACTCTCTGACTAGCTCGGCAGACATTGTGAATTTGCACTCTGGCACGTCCTCTGTATAAACCCCAAACTTGCGAGTGTGGGCTTTAGGGTTACCTCTCCAAACATCATTCGCACTTAGGCCTTCACCAGAAATAACGCACCATTTCTCGACAGGGTGGAGACTGCCGAACGTAGCACGGTAGTGGATACAGGATTGACACGGACTCATCTAACCTCCTTTGCTCCCCGGTATCATACTACGCCCTGAGCCTGCCGTCAAGGTGCGTGTTTTCACTCCGGCAAAGGCCACGCATAGTTCCCGATACGTTCCATCAAACGTCTCCCTTCTTTCGTAAGCAGCGGGTCATCTGTGATGTACTGGAGCTGCATGGCTTCCCTAAAGCCAGGTCCTTGTGTGATTTCAGCAATCTGAGAGATTAGGCAAGCCTGCTCACTACTGTCAAGGTGGGCGATAGCATAGGCAAGTTGCTCTATTGTCAACTCAACTTGAACAGTTGTGTTGCATGGAATCGGTTTTACCATCGTTTTCCTTCAGTGTTTGGAGGCATAAGGCCGGAAGCTATCAGAGGCAGTCGCTATAGAAGTCCTCCCACCTCTCATCCCAATAGTCGTCATTTTCCTCCTTGCAGATAGGGCAAAGGGTGACGATGTTAAGCTTGTGATCAACATAGCGTGTTCTTTGCTCATAAGTGATTGCGCCAGGGCTGCCGCAGCGTTGGCATTTGTTTACGGTTGATTCCATACCTTATAGAAAGCACTCCACCATTCAGAGATGTACTGAGGCACAAACTCAACAATTGCCATGAATGGTCTAGCTACAAAATAGAAAAAGGACCAACCAATGATGGCAAGGCGACGAAGGTGGCGGTTTTTGATTCTGGAAATCATTGCTCTGACCTCTTGTTTGGTAGGGGGTTTTTGTACTTTCTCAATGGCTCTAGAGCATGGATTGCTCTCCCAATCGCTAGATTTGCTGTGGCAATTTCAGCAAGACTTCCGACTGGGACTGAGTCATTGTGGACTGACGGAAGTTGATCCATCAGCTTGTTCAACCTAGCTACCAGCTCATTTAGCTGGGTTTTCTCAGAGGACCATTCAATCATTTAGACACCTTCTACAGTTGTGAGGGGATAGGTAGAGAGTGAGCTGGTAGCCAAAACTCATCTTGTGGGTGAACCTTGCACAGCTCCCATGATGGGTTTAGCTCCTGGTCCTTACTATCATATTCGTCTGTCGCTTCACCATAGCCAACCCAGCACCTTCCCCTATCGTCGCAATCCGTTGCCTCCGGCAACCTTTTGGATACAGGCACTGGGGCAGGTGTTGTGCGGTGGTTCCACCTTTCTACGGCAGATTGCCTGAACGATTCCCAGTAACTATCTGGAAAGTCCTGCTCTGGCTCAGGGGCTCGGTCGCCCATAACGCCAGCGCCACAACTAGAGCAGCGGACAAACCAACACAGGCGATGATCCTCAAGGTCAGCAGAGCTTCCGCAAAACGGGCAAGGTTTTAGATCGTTTTTCACAGTGTTTCCGTGGAGGTATCCTGGTAGTCCGGCAAGGGTGCAGCGTGGGTGAACAGCGGGATTGGACTTCCGGGTCTGGCACAGTATTCGGCTAATTTCCGATCCATCGTCGTTTGCCATTTATCATGCCATTTGCTACCGTCAAAGTACGGTTCTGCGGGGCACATCCATGCGACAGGCCCCTTAGCTTCTCCATTAGTATGTATTGGAAGATACCGCAGCAAATCGGCAGCTCGGGTAAGCTTGCGGGCCTGAAGGTGCCTTTCCTTTGCGCTAAGGATGTCAGCAATAGCATGTAGGTCTGCCACCGCATTTGCTACATACCCTTTAACCTGGGCCGGGGAGGATGCAAACTGATTCTCCAGCAGCTCAGCAATACGGATGTGCATGTTTTCCGCATCATGGTACCCGTTTCTTTGAGCCGACCCGGCGCAGTCTCTCATCCACCTTGCCAAAATAGCCACCTCCCCTTCGGCAGGAGTCGGGGTGGTGGTGACACTGGTTGAATCACGGCGAATAATCAAAATGTCTGGATGCTGTAGAAGTTCATCTGCAAAGTCCTCGGAGCTTGACAGCGGAGAACAAAGAACATCGCGAGACGGCTCAAGCTCGCTAATAATTGCTGCAAGCTCATCCTTGGCCACTGGCACCGGGGCAGGGCAACCCCACCGCTCTAGTGCGGCTCGGACAACGGTACGGACGTCAAAACCATCCTCCCCAAGGCAATCATGCACAAGGGCATCTATTTGAGCATCTGTTGGAACCATCTGGTTAAACTCTTTAGGGATCATACCATTATAGCGGGGGGTGGGCAGGAAGCCACTGAGTGTTGAAGGGCAACCAATGGGTGTACCCATCGGATATGGCCCCTGTGGGGTTGCAGTCAATTAACCAGCGCCAACCTAGAGCAGTCTGTCTCCCAGCCCAAAAGTTTCCCTCATTGTCACAGTCAACAGGTTCAGGAAACCTTTCCGTGAGGGGAATTGGTGCCGTGGGTCTTATCGACCTATCGGCAGAAGTAGGGGGTGAACTCCCCCAAATGACAAGGACGGCTTTGGCAGTACGCTCAGCCTCTAACGGGTTTAGACCACAAGTAAATCGAAGGAAATGAGCTAAATCCTTAACCTCATCGGGGTCGGTCAATGAGCCTCCGTGCATTGTTATAGGGGACCTGGACTACTTGTTTGCGTTAATAGGCACTAACTCATAGCGTGTGCCATTAAACTCTGCAATTAGCTCTTCAGGGGGGTAACAACGCAGAGGCAATGCTTCGACGTTATGGGGCAACCAATGGGTGTACCCTTCTTGAATTGCAAAAACAGCTTCACTTAAGGGCCACTCCCCCCATAACCACCCAGAATGTGCGGTATAAAGAGCAGTCCTAAATTCTCCCTCCAAATTACAATCACCTCGGCTAGGTTCTCGCTCAGAGAAGGAAATGGGTTTGGGGACAAGAATAGTGGATGGATCAATTGGCTTCAGTGTATAGTTCCTACCCCCAATTGACAACGTAATTTTGTTTTCAGAGTTCATGAATAAAGCCCCCTTGTAGAGAGTAGAGGTTGGTCCCATTGTAGCACACTAACCATGGGGAGGCAGTGTGCCGGTGGTAACCAACTGTATAAAGGCTTGTTTCTGAAAAGTCAAGGTTGACTCCCGTGAACCGGGGGTGGTCTCAAAGGAAGCAGCCCTGGCAGCAGCCCTAGCAGTCCCTAAGGCGGCATCAGAAGCAGGGTTCCATGAGATAGCCCTGGCAGCAGCCACAGCAGCCCAGCCGGTGGATTGGGATGTGCCCCAAGAGTTACGCTCAGCAGCCCAAGCGGCAGCCCAAGCATCCCAAGGGTTATACGACCCATCATCCCTGACCCTATTATAGCAGTTCTCAGCTATGTCAAGAGCTTCAAAACTACGCTCGTCGGTCATCAGGTGTTGAACCTGCCTTGCGCACCATGCTGCATACTTCCTCCACACCAACTCATACTGAGGCTCGACTCTGCAGCACCACAAGGCGTCAAATAAAGGCTCAGATTTACAGCACCATGTAGCATCTTCAAGAGCGATGGAACCGTAAGTTACGGGTTCATCATCGGGAGATGATTTACCCGCAGTTTTCAACACATGGCTCTTAACTCTGTCACACGGGTCGTATGCCCAGATACGGTTTAAAGTTGTGGTTAAAGGAAAAGTCATAGGTGAAATTAAGGCTTCTGTACGGGGTTTTGAGATGATGGTAGAGCATGATAGGGCAACCATTCCTTGTAGTAGAGCTGCAAAGCACCATCGAACAGGGAAGCAGGGGCAAATAGCCGCCACGTAGGCCCATCCGGCTCATACTTGCGGCGAAGCCAACACCTCCCCCTTTCGTCTAAATCATCAGGTCCCGGAACCCTACTTTCTACTGAAATTGGCTGTAGTTGGTCAACGCTGATGCAAAGATGCACGTTATCCCCATTCCTGTCAACCCACCACACTTTAGCCTCTCGGGAGTCCCCCTGTGGCATTTCCAATGTGTATCTAACAGGTTTTTCGACCCGCACCTCTCCAACCTCTAGCAACTCAACTGCTTTTTTAAGGTTTTCATGTATCTTCCTGGGGCCTTGCCAACTTTCCGTTACTCTTTTCAAGACCTTTATTACATCTTTAAATTCTTCCTCAGAGGTACCTGATGGATGGTCAACCTTTTTTCCGGCGTCAGCACAACGGTTGTTTCCGTTGTATTGATGGCTAAGGTCATGTAAAGCAGCACAGGCAACACTGATGGCATCATGGTGATCAACGTTCCTGGTCCATTTGTTGTTATAAGGGTCTCGCCTACATTTGGTCACCCAAGCAGAAATTTCCTCAAGGGTTAGCCCTTTACCATTGCTAGTCTCTGGAGATTTTACAGGTTCTGACTCATCGGGATTTGTTGTTAAAGGTCCCAATGAAATCAGAGTGGAAAGGGCACGTTCTGCCCCTGCATACGCTTCCTTAGCCCATGCCAACCTGTGGTATTCGTTTGCCGTTGGGTTGCTTAAACCCCTCGCAGCCTTCTGAAGTGAATCAATGAGGCTCAGGCATAGGTCGTTTAGGATTGACTCAGACATGACTAGCTTTACTCAAAGTTTTGTTAAGGGAGGAAGTTTGCCTGTTGTAACCAACTGAATGAACGCAGTTCGCTGAGCGGCCCTGCTGGCGTCCCTGATGCGGGTGGCGGCGGCCCAAGCGGCTTCCCAGGCGGTGGGCCAAGTGGCGGCGGCGGCAGTGCCTGCGGCGGTCTCGGCACCGGTCTCGGCAGCAGCAGAGACAGACAGCAGCACAGCGGCGGCCCTGGCGGTGGCCAATTCTTCTTTCGTCGCCTGGCCGTGTGCATAACGTTCTGCCACATCAAGTGCGTCAATGCTGCGCTTGTCTTTCATCAGGGGCTGCACTTGTCGTGCGCACCAAACGGCAAACAGGCGCCATTCTCTGCTGAACTGCGGTTCTGCTCGGCAACACCACAAGGCATCTTCAAGGTCAACAGCTTCAATAATCTGCTGATACGTGATTGGTTCATCGTCTGGTGCATCTTTACCAGCCGCTTTCAATGCACGCTCCTTCCCTTCCGCACATGGGTTGCAAGCCCAGATACGGTTAAGTGTTGTAGTGATTGGGTAGGTCATTTTCTCTTATAATGCTGGAGAGGTTTAGCTTAACGCACTCGGCGGGGCAGGAAGTAGAAGAGATTGTGTTGAAAACACTTTCCACATTGAAAGGTGACAACGTGACCGTTCTCTTGAAAAGTCCAGTCAATCTTCTCTGTGCTTTTGCAGTGTTGACAATAGTATTTACTCTGGTGTTTAGAATTAGTAGTGCCCATGGCCTTAGTTAAAGGTGTAACCCAAAAGGGAAAGTTGTTCGTCGCACCATTGCCTAGATTCGGGGTCAAATCCATACGTCAGGTCAACTTCAGGGTCACCACCTCCAGAACCTTTAGGCCCAGATGCCCAGTTTACACCGTCAGCAAGAAAACTCAATTCATTGGAATAGGGGGCAATGCGAACCCGTGGCGTTTTCTCAATGAAAGCAACACGATTGGCAACAACGTCAGGGTCAGTGCCTGCGATCACACGGGTTGCGCAATGCCCTTCAACCACAATCCACGGAGATAGTTCTTTGGATTGGTCCTCCCATGCCTGACATGCCTTACTGTCCGTATCCTGGACAAGCCGATTAAACTCTTTTACCGCCTCCTCAGGCGTATCGTAGTCCAAGAGGCGTAACCATTGGATAGGGATTTCCAGATCAGAACCCTCAACAATGCTGCTGAACCCGATGAGGCGAACTCGGCTCACCAAATCAGGGTCACGGCTTTGCAGGTCACCGGGATAAATCTTAGTGCAGTCATCTAGATCAAAGCTAATCGAGATTCCAGCCTCAGTGTCCTTGTAGATTCGATGTTGGAGTGACCCTAGAGAAGAGTCACTTCCCGCATCGCTGAAAATAGCCTGCATGTATTCGGATGTTTGCTCTCCAATGTGAGCATAATCCCGCATGAGTTCGTAGTTGGGGTAGTTCATGCCTTCACCTCAGTTGCGGGGGCAAATCCGTAAATGTCACACACAGGTTCCCCGCTAACATACCATGCGCCATCAGAAAAGTCAACCTTTTCGTCCCAGTTATAGTCGCTGGGGTCGTCAGCCACTTCCAGAACCTTCCTCAGGACTTCGGCAGGAGCCTCTACATAGCTGACCACTACATGGTTGGGCTTGTCTTCGATGTAGGTGGGCCAGCGGTGAAAGCCGTTGCCTACAGAAGTTCGGGCCAGAACTTGCTCAACGGAGGGAATTTCAATGCGGTGGTTCATTTGCCCAATTAGCGAGTGGTTAATGTTGAAGTGAAGTTAGGCGCTCCAGGTTTCAGGAATTAGATCAGCTGTCCAATCCCAACAAGCGGCAAGGATCAAACCAAGGTTGATAAGATGCTCTTTACAACAGCCATGAATCATCACTCTGTCCTGCTCGTCAAAGTGCCAGTTGCTACAACCATCCCATTTCACAGAGCCGTGAGAGAAAACCTCTGCCTGCTCAATGCTCTCAGTTGGGTTATCTTCCGAGTCGTTGTAATAGTAAGTGCTAGGGTTGATGCCAAAACCTTGTATTTGAAGAACCTTGTACTCAACATGGTGGCTGAGGGGCTTAGCAATAACGGTAAACCCCAGTTCCTCGAAATGGCGTATGTTCATTGTAATTAGAGGGAGCGGCTGCAATCTTCGATTTCCATTTGCAGCACGTCGTCAAAGTAAGGGTCGTCCTTGTGCTTAGCCATAAAGCCATCAACGTGAAACTGAGCAGAGACTTCAGGCTTGTAGTGATCTTGCTTTTGGTAAACAGAAAGCAGAACCTCGTACAACTCTTTGATCTTTTCCTGGTGCTTCGTTACGATCATGGCCAAAGGGGCAAAGGGCAAGTGCCGGGATAGGCTCCCGGCGGGCCACTTACGGGGCAATCAAGCAGCCATAATCATAGCAGCCAGCTTGGCCTTAGGGTAGCGGCTGCGGGTCCCCGCCATCTCTCGGAGGGTGGTGGCGGGAAGGGCCATCAGGGCGTCCATTTTATTTACAAGCGTGGCCCCAAAATTTCCTTCAACTTCCTTAACAATTCTCCCGGCATTGTTATCGTCAAGTTGCAACCAGTTAACGAAGGCGGAAGCGGCGGAATTTGTCACGGCAATGACCGGAGCGGCGAGAGGGGCAAGCGGGGCCATTTCTTCGGGCATTTCCTTCAATGCTACGGCAGAGGCGGAGCCAATTCTCTCAACCCAATTCCTTGTGACCATGCCAGCCTTATAGACGGCTTCAGCGGTGACAAAAGCGGAGGCAACAGCCATCACGGCAGCGTTGCGGATTTGCTGGCGACGCTCATAGGTGATCTCAGCCACCATCACGACAGCCATAGCAGCAAGCTGAGCGATGACGTAGGAAATACGGGCAGCGGCGGCGGTGCGGCTGCCCACAGCTCGCCAATCAATGTTCTTGAGGGTTTGGATCATGGGGTTGAAAGCGGAGTAAAAAATCATGGTTTTGATGCGGTGGCGGCCTCGGGCCGCCGGACTTAGATATTGTAGCACCTTTGTCTTGGCGGTGCAAGTTCCGCAGGATCAGAGGCCGAAGCTCAAAGCAAGGCGTTCAGCCCCACCGAGATCCTCGTCAATGGTAGCACAGATGCCCCCTTGATTATACTCCCGGATAATGTCCCCCTTGCTCAGGTGCGACGTGCGACCATACTGTAGAAGGAGATAGGCCAACACGTAGCGGGCTCGGGCTTCGTCAATGGAAAGGATGCCAGCGATGGTCTTTTTCATTTACTTGGGGCAGTGGCGGCTCCGGCCGCCTTACCCACTAATTGTAGCACCTTGACCTTGGGGCTGTCAACTCTGGGGTTTTACGGGGGGCAAGCACCTTGCTCCCTGGGTTGTGGCTCTGGAAGGGGGAGGCACGTTAGCAATTAGTAACATTGCTTCGGTGGAGGGAGGTTAGAAGCAAATTAAACAATGCCAAGAATGTATTTGTCCTCTTCAGACAGAGAGCTTAGCAGTTCTTTTCTCCTATCAAGAAACCTTTGCCTCTCCCCGGTAAGACTGCCTCCGGCCAAACTTCCCGTAAACTTTGCTATACGGTCCAATTCAGCTTTGACTGTATCGAACTCATCTCCGCTTTGATTGACGTCCTCCCCACCGTTAACGGTGGGGATTCCTAACCTCACGATTAGGGTTTCCTGTTTCTTCCCCTTAAACTTAAGTATGGCTTAAGGATCCACAGGCTAACGCCGCTCGCCCAGCGGCTAAAACATTCTTAGCTGCGTTAACATCCCTATCTAATAGGGTTCCGCAGTTTTGACACTCCCAGCTTCTTTCGCTAAGAGTTAATTTTTCAGATTTTCTGGAATTACAAACGTTGCAAACTTGGCTGCTGGGGTAGAAACGGTCAATTTTAACAACCGTTCTTCCATACCACTCAGCTTTATACTCCAACTGTCTTGTAAACTCATACCAGCTTGCATCGTAGATAGACTTTCTTAAACCTTTACTGGCGTTTTTAACCATCTCGGTAACACAGAGGTCTTCAACAAAAATCGTTTGGTTTTCACGAATCAATGTTGTTGACAATTTGTGTAAAAAGTCCAGTCTGCAGTTTACTATGTCTTCATGAACCTTAGCAACTTTTCTTTTTTGTTTTAGATAGTTCCTACTACCTTTTTGTTTCCTACTAAGCCTCCTTTGTTCCTTAGCTAATTTATGCTGAAACTTCCTATAGAACCTAGGGTTCTCAACCTTAAAACCCTTGTCGGTAGTAAGATAGGTTTGTAAACCCAAATCTAAACCTACGGAGTTTTTACAATGTGGGAGTTTCTGAAGCTCAGGCCCTTTAAACTTAAGGGAAACAAACCACCTCCCACTACCTTTACGGGTAATTGTGATGGATGATGGTTCTAAACCTTCGGGTAAAGGACGGGAGTAAACAACAGGCAAAGGGTCTTTGACCTTAGCAATGTAAAGCTCCTTCCCTTTAAAACTAAAGGCGTTTTTAGTCAGGGTTATACCGTGAGACTTCCATTTCTTTTTAAAGTTAGGAAACCTGGCAAAACCCTTGAAAAAGTTTTTGAAAGCTCTATCAAGGTGTAAAATCGTCTGTTGTAAACCAACAGAAGAAACATCAAGTAGGAAAAAGAAATTAGCATCCTTTTTCCAAGCGGTTAGCTTTTTACTAACCGTGTTAACATTCCACTTAGCTTTCTTATCTACTTTCCTTGCTTCTGTATGCTCAAACAAAGCCTTGTTGTAAACAAACCTAGAGCACCCAAGCGCTTGAACCAGGAACGCTTCCTGCTCCAACGTTGGGTAGAACCTGTATTTGTAAGAGAAAAGACGTTGTTTGCTCATGACCTTCTTTTACCCAAGCCTGTTGTTGCTCTCAAAAGCCGGACTGAAGTCCGGGGTTTTCAACCCAGAAACAGCCCATGATAAAGGTAGGAATCGTAACTGTATCACTCACTTCTCTGCCAGGGATAAGGCAATCTGTGACGGTAAAATGAAATACAGTTCCATCACCTCGGTGCCCATACCTCAACTCCATCTCCACACCAACATTCTGCTTTTCCATCGCAATGCTGATGGTTTGCAAAAGTTTGACAAGGATGGAGTGGGCTTCGGAAGCGTACAATGGGGTCATTTTGCCTCTTGAGTAGTTGGGATGAAATAATCAAATCGCCAGCATGGGTAACCGTTGGACTGGTTGCAATACTCCATTACAAGGATCAGCTTTAGGTCGGGGCAGTCGGTCCAATCCCTCAAAAAAGCCTCAATTTTCTTAGGCTTGCGATTGTTCCAATACTGACCTTTGTTGCCAAAATGCTTTAGGCAAAGTTCGTCATGCTTATCCCAATCCCACCTCATCAGCCTATCAGTGTACACGGTGTTGTTTGCATCACCGTTACAACCCCCACGCCACAACACAAAACCATCGTAGCTGTAAGGGTGGGAGAACTTCGTTCGTTCTACAGGGTTATCGTGCTCATCTACAAAGAACCCGACTTCACCCAGTGGTCCGCAAAGAGGGATTTCGTCTGAAAAATACGAGATCATTTTTCGGCAGGGGTAGGGGGCCAGGGTTGGGGGACGTAGGTTACCATAAATTCGGCAAAACCCTTATCCTCAGGGAAGGGATACCCTTCACATTCCCAATCCCACTGAGAAATACCATCGGGGCTATACCAGCCGCCCTCGTCACATTCCCAGCCAGCATCCATTCGGATCTGACCGACTTTCTCCTCATGGGCCATAGCAGCCTCAACTTTGGGAAGCAGCTCATACCAGTTGGCGTGGATGCCAGACATCCGCACATTGAACTCAACAGAGGGAGATACAGTCATTGCTTTCTTTGGTGAAATTGTCAGAGAGATAAACTTAGGGCAGTCAGATCAAGGAGGAAAGGAGGGAGCGCAGGGCAACCTTAACGTCAGCAGCCTTATAGGCATCAATGGCCTTCAGAATTGCACCCTGGGTTGTGTCGGCCCAGAAATGGCGCCCCATGGAGAGGCGATTCATGCCATTGCGCTGAATGTAAATGCTGCACCCGCAAGTTTTCCCGGAGGAAAGACCAACCTGCACTTGCTTTCCCTTAGGGGTAGTCAAGGTGAAGAAGTTGGGGCAGGTTTCGGATGTCTTGATTTGGGCGGGCATCTGATCTGAGCGATGGGGCAGGGTGGCGGCTCAGGCCGCCTCACCCCTAAATTATAGCACCTTGCCCTGAGGGATGACAACCCCCTAGCAACCCTCATCGTACATATCCGGCTCAGGCAGGATGATGGTGCCTTCCCTGACTTTACAGTTAAGAAGGGACATACCCGCCTCCTTGAGAGTTTTAATTGCCCCCTCTCTTGCTTTGCTGACGTTAGTGTCACTCTCAGCCAGGGCGGAAGTAGCTACGATCATGTCCTCCAAGGACTTGAGCGCATCGCTAATCAGCTCACTGCCCGCCTCTTTAGGCTCCACTCTCTTTTGCTTAGGCACAAATTGAATTTCTTTCCCTTCTCTATCATTTTTTGCCAGCAATTCAAGGGTGTCAATAGCCGTTCTTATCACCTCTGCCTTTGACACCTTCATTTGGGACGCCATTTCTTCTAGGCGATCAATGAAAGCGCTGCTCGCCCTAATTTCAATCCGTTCTGTTTTTGCCATGGTGATATTCGAGGCACTGCCTCGTGCGAGCCACAAGCTCCCCCAGGAACAGGCACTGCCTGCTGTCCGGGACTCACTGGTGCGATGGTGGGTGGTAAGGGTGGGGCCAGGCCGCCTCACAAGTAAATTGTAGCACCTTGCCCCCATAACTGACAACCCCCGGAGCCTCAACACCGGGGCAACCTTGCCCCCAGGGCCGTCAGCCTTTGGGGCCTCACCCCCGGTTACCCGCCAACTGGAGGGCCAGAAGCTTATCCGACATCATCTGGGAGCACTCAAGGGTTTTCTGAAACTCTCGGGTGTGCTCCAGGTGAGCATGATTCCGCATCCACTTGCGGTTGTCTTCGATGGCGGCTTCCAGAAATTCAGCGGAGTCAATACGGCGGTTCATTTTGCTCTAAGAGGTGGGTGGCTGCGCCGCCCTTACCCATATATTATACCACCTTTCCTTCATGGCTGACGGCTCCAGGAGCCTGAGCACCGGAGCACGGGGCAAGCCCCCTTCAGGGCCAGATGGGCATTAGTAGTTTCTGTAGACGGTCGTACCATTTGCCAAGTGAGCCCCCATCACATACCCATCATACCGCACAATCGCAGCGTTGGGGTACAGGGTTCTTTGGCTGACGGCCCCATCAAGTACGTCCATGGCTTTGCCGTAGGTAACATCTTTAGACGTTTCTCTTTTAAAGGAGAAACCTTTTACGGTTTCATACTGGCAAATTGCCATCTCAATTCTTCTCAAAACTTTACTCAGGTCTAGGAAATCCCCAGGGGAATCCACGTAGGAATCTGAGAAAAAGTAAACGCTGCACAAAGGGTTAGACATCTTGGCTTAAGGGTCTATCGTCCCCAGGGTAGCTGCCTCATGGGGCGATGTCAACCCTTGCGCCTTAGACGCATAAAAAAAAAGAGGCCCCCAAAGGAACCTCTTGCCCAGAGTATAAACCCTAAGGACTTAGTTGAAGGAGACGATAAGGATCATGCGACCGCCGATTTCCACAACCTCACGAATGAGGGGGGTAGTACCGTCAACGGTGACTAGAACGCCACCATCAGCAACGGTGAGGGCCTTACCTGTGAGGCCAACGGAGAGTTGGCTATTGAGGGTAAAGGCAGCTTCGTTCAGAGGGTCAACTTCCACAATCAGGGAGCCGCTGGATGCGACAGAAGCCTGACGGGCAGTTTGAGGTTGAGCTAGAGCAGTAGGGATGTATGCCTGGTTTACTCCAACAACGGCTCCATCAAAGGTTTCAAGGTCGCCAGGGCGGCAAACTTTATTGGTGGGGGCAGCGTCGTAGGTAGCGTAAGCAACGACAGCAAACTCAGGGATTTCTACAATGCCGACAGTGGAACCAGCGGCAACAGCATTGTCGGAGCCGGTTTCGGCATCGGTAGCAGCTTCCCAAGTGCTCGAATATCTTACGTATTGACGACCGTATACAGGTGCAATGTTAAAAGCCATTTTTTCTTTCCAATGAATTTAGCGAAGTTTGTTGTTTTCTCTCGGACTGGTTTTTTTACCGAGTTTGGTTATCTATCTTTTACCCATCTTTATCTAAGGGTTCCACCTCAAAAGTAACCTGATCCTTGCCGACATAACCTAGGTACCTTGGTTGGAACGTTAAGATCAAGTTAGGGGCATCACTTGTCATGTCAAGCCTATCCACATCTAAAAACCTAAATCCAGTCAACTGGCAATCATATGCACGGCAAGCTCCCTCGGACCACAAATTTTTCTCTGGCCTATGAATAGTTAGAAAAAATCTTTTTTCCTTAAAACTTCTATCTAATACTTTGCTAGCAGATGCCTCTATGCAATACTCTAAAAGTTTTTCAAAATGCCTCGGATCGTAGGACGTAGCAACCTCTATAGGGTGGAAGTGGGCACAATTACCCTGAAAAGTTACATTGAAACCATTGGAACTTATGAAGGACGAGGGAAAGCACAGTTCTCCATCGGTGCTCTCTAATGATATTTCGTAGGTACTCTTTGGATTAAAACTTAAAATTGTCATTTTGCTCACATAGTAGTTTAGAAAATCAACGGTACTCAATAACGCAGCGGCACCTATCGTAGCAAGTACACATTTTTCCGGGCATAGGGAGGGAGCCCATAGGTTGCCACCCAAGAGAAGCAAAATTCTTACAATCTGCACATGTCCTTTTATCTTTTTTGGCTACCCTTCTCATTTCCCTGTACCCCTGATCCCTCTTTATTAGGAAAATTCCGAGTTGAGCGTGGCCGTAAATGGGGGTAACCATGTAACGTCCCACCCTGTAATACAGCCCCACCCAGGACTTCCCTTTCTTGTCTTTACCCTCTATTTCCTCTGGATCAAACTCAATGTCTATGTCGTCCTGTAACTCATCGTCGGGAATCTCATCGGGCACATCGCCTAAGGGGGGCATAGCGGAAAAATCCCATTCGGAGAAATCCTCAGTGGTGTCTCCTATCCTGAGAATGCCCTTATTTACCCTATATTCGGTTTCGGTTAGAAACTTTACAAGAGGGGGCAACATACTGCCTACTATTGTAGGCCAGGCATCCTCCATTCTCTTCTCAGGTTTAGAATCCTTGCTGCCAAGGTACACGGCGGCTAGAGCTGAAACCAAAGTCTTTTGCATTAAAGTCCTAGCATACTCATCCCACTTTATTTGCTTGTCCCTAAGAGCTTTAACCATTATGCGGGCATCCCCTTCCATCAACTTCTCAAGATTATCCTCATTCTTGGCTTTTTTAGCCAACTGTTTAGCCTCCCGTAAAAAATCCCCCTTCCTTTTGGTCGATTGACTTACTAGGGAAAGGAGATCCATTTTCTCTAAGGTGTTAGACTACTGGTATTAGGTTTTACCCCCATGTGCAACACAGGGGGCAACAACCCTTATAGAAATTAGCCGTTAGCACCCCAGGGGATGCAACGCTTGATTGCTTCTACATAGTCTGAGGCCTCACCACTAGCAACCATTCTCATGGCCTTCTCATGGGGGTCAAGATCGTCGTCCTCAGGGTCTTGGAACTTCGTATTGGCGACAACCTCCCCGAAGTAAACCATGTTAGGCAATCTTTCTAGGATAGAGAACAAGGTGGTGGTAGCAGATTCGCCCTCGGCAAATTCCAGAGTTCCAAATTCAAGACCTTCGCAATAATTTTGCAACTTGCTTTGGGGGATTACACCGTCGGTAAGTTTGCCTTCGATATAAAGATTTTCCACAAACTCAGCAATTTTATTCTTGCGAGCCCTAATCTTTTGCCCTTCGTACTCCTTCTTGAGACGGTCATTTTCCTCCTTAAGGGCCTTAAGTTCCTCAAACATTGCTGTGGGGTAACCCATAGCCTTGGCTTGGCCAAGAGAGCCCATTCCGCAGAATTCTTCTGTTTCCTTATAACCCTCTTCGATTTCCTCTTCCTCAACTAATACAGGAGATTTCTGACCGTAGGTAGAACCTTTGCCAGTTTTGGTCATTGGGGTTTTTGCCTTTTCCTTGTGATCAAGGGTAGGAGCATCGCCGGACTTTTGCCTTACAATGCGTACTTTCTTGCTCTGTGTGGCATCTTCAAGATCAACAGCCATTTCCAGATTGTCAGGATCTTCCTCAGACTTATCGGGGAATTCCGTAGGACCATCATTTCTGCCCATAGGATCCTTCTTACGGGATACCTTAGCGGAGGCAGGTTCGCGGGTTAAACCGTCGGCTTCGCCCTCAGCATAATCAGCTTCTTTAGCCTCATTCTGAATTTTCTGTCCTTTGACAAAGGCTCTTTTCTCCCCTGCCTTTTGATACACTACTCTGACATCACCACTTTGCTTAACATTCTTCAACGGAGTGACAATTTCCTCATTAGAAGGCTCCTCTTCCATCAAAGTAGACACTTTGGTAGGACCTCCGTCTCTGCCATGTGGATCTTTTCCGTCAGAAACCCCAGGCTTATTAGCTTCAGGGATCCCTTCATCGCTATCATCAAACTGATCGTTGTTCATAGCACGGGAGGCTCCACCAGGCTGCTCAGCCCAACGATCCTCGGAATCAGCCTTAGCAGTTCTCACCCTATCGGCATCTTGCTCAGAGTGCTTAGAGGTTTTCACCCTATCAGCTTCCTGCTTGCCGTTATCGTCAATGACCCCTTCCCTATCCTCGGCATGGGATTTTGCCGCAACTTGACGGCTTTCCATGTCATCTTTGCCCTTACCTTTCTCACCCCTACCTGTAGCATCTCCACCTTTCTCCGAATGGGTGCCAAATGATACCTTGCCATCTTTTGTCACCTTGTGGCCAACACCTTCAGCATGGCTAACTGCATCGGCATGATCGGGGATTTCACCACCCTTAAGCGGAGCCCTTCTATCACCGGACCCCTGGTGGAGGACTCTAACGGTTTTATTACCCTTGGTGCTCTTTAAGTCTACGACAAATTCCTCATTGGAAGGATTTTCTTCCATCAGAGTGGAAACTTTAGTGGGACCGCCATCTCTGCCATGAGGCTCATTGCCATCTGACACCCCAGGCTTAGACCTTTCGGGCAAACCTTTTTCACCAATATCATACTGATCGGCATTCATCGCCCTCTCCTTGCCATTTTGCTCAGCCCAACGGCTTTCTGCATCCGTGTTCTCCTGGTCGGAAGCCTTAGCAAGCTTTTCTCTACTTGTATCCTGCTCATTGCTCTTAGAAGTTTTAACCCTCTTATCATCCTGCTCTCCTGAATCATCAGAGGTCATTTCCCTACCGTCAGCCTCACCCTTGCCGACAGACTGGCGGGCGGCATAACCATCGTCTTCCGATCTCCCAGTAGAACCTCTGCCAGCAGGATTCCCCAGGTCTTTCTCAGCGTGATGGCCAAATGTTGCCTTACCGTCTTTAACTTTTTTGTCTCCAGACCCCTCAGCAAACATGTCCTCATCGTCTTCCTCAGACAGATAGTCATCTTCCTCGTTAGACATGTCAGACTTTTTAGCCTTTTGCTTCATTCTCTTTTCCTTAAACTCCTCACCCTCTTCGTCCATTCCATCCATCATGGCAGACTTTTTAGATTTTTTCTTAACAGGGGGGGCTTCCTCAACAGCCTCTTCACCTTCCAAGGACATTCCAGCTGGAACCTTCCCATCCTCCTTAAACTCTTCCATTTCTTCCTCATCGCCCTCCTCGACGATAACCGGCTTATGGCTCTTTTTCTTTTTGCCCATTTCCTCATAAACCTGTTCAACAACTTGGACTTCCTGCCCATGAGCACCCTTGGAAACTTTCCGGGTCACTCCCTCTTCAAACTCTTCCATAACTTCCTCCTCGGAAACCTCCATTTTGTCTTTTTTGTGAGCTTTTTCTTTGTGAACTTGCTCCACTACTTGCACTTCCTGACCATGAGCACCTTTGGAAGTTTTCCGGGTCATACCGTCCTCAGCAAATTGATCCTCTACCTCCTCGGCAATTTCTAAAATTTCCTCAGGACTTGTTTTCTTAACCTTTTTTCCACCATTTTCTTCAAAAACTTCCTCAACAACTTGCACATTATGGCCATGGGCACCTTGAGCCTTAACCCTCTTAATCCCCTCTTCATAGGAATCAGATGGCATCATTGTCTCCAAATTGGCTAACTTTTGAGACGCCTCAGAGACCTTTTTCTTAAGTTCGGCAAATTGTGGGGCAGTCATTTCAGGTGCTTGGGGAGCTTCCTCTTGTCCAACATCAACTTGACTCTGTGCATTTTGATTTTTTTCCAAATCTTTTAGAGAATCTGAGATTTCGCCTCTGATTTCGTCGAGACGTTCCTTAAGAAGTTCTAACGGGCTTTTTTCTTGAATCATGGTAGGGCCTAGGTCTGTGTCAAAAATATTTTCAGGGGTTAAGGCAGTAGCATAGTCATACACCCCTTCTTTCTCAGAGAAAGAGAAAGGCTCCAGACCTTTTACGGCCGGTGGAGATGCACCTAAAAGGGCAAGGTGCCTGGCGCTCCACTGTCCTTTATGCGGGTTTATAGGGGAGGATGGGGAATAGAATGAAATTGATACCTTTCTATAGTGACCGTCCTTAACAAGATCCTTGGCTACATCGGTAAAGTTGACATCAGCATAAAGGTCATCACCCTTTCTCACAAATTGTTTGATCCAACCGTAGGAGGGAGCACTGTCATTGTCACCGGAGTGGCCGATAACAAGGGGAGCTTCATGGGTTTGGGGATCATAGGACTTTACAACCTCATCCAAATCCCTAGGGGTAAATTCCCTCTCGATTCCCTGAGCAGAGGTCTGAGCACCAGCTTTAAATACGTGAAGACGTTTTGTAAACACTTTTTCAATTAGTAACTGTAAATCTCTTTTACCCTACTTGCCTAAAGTTATCATTTTTTAGACTTTTTCCCCTTCTTCCCCTTCTTTTTTGTGGGAATTTCTTCCAAGGGTTCCCCCTCAGCTATCCTGTCAATTTCCTCATCGGTTAGTATGCCTTCCTCTGCCGGGGTTTCCTCTTCGGGGGCAACCTTAGGTGTTTCCTCCGCAGGTGAAACCTCGGGAGTTTCTTCAGTGGGGGCAACCTCAGGTGTTTCCTCTACTGGAGCCTCCTCAGTAGGGGCAACCTCAGGTGTTTCCTCCGCAGGTGAAACCTCAGGAGTTTCTTCAGTGGGGGCAACCTCAGGTGTTTCCTCTACTGAAGCCTCCTCTGGAGTTTCCTCTACCGGAGTTTCTTCAGGGTTCTCCTCAGCAGGAATTTCCCCCTCTGGGGCAACCTCGGCAGGTGTTTCCTCAGGGGCAACCTCTGGGGTAGCCTCTTCTGGGGCAACTTCGGGAGTTTCCTCTACCGGAGCTTCCTCTGGGGTTTCTTCAGTAGGGGCAACTTCGGGAGTTTCCTCAGTAGGAGCCCCCTCCGTAGGGTTCTCCCCTCCAGATGCTTCCTCGGGGCCAAAAATAGATTCATACAAATCTTTATCCTTCTCAGGGTCAAACTTAGTATTCCCCTCCTCCTCTTGCCCACCAGGCTTATATTCTGGGGGTTCTTCCTCAAGGTCAACTCTGAAATGCCTCTCAACCCACTCCCTCTTGGGCTTGAACCCTTGCTGCATCAACATGCTAACGTCGGAAACTGTTAACTGTGATTCCTCAATTCTAAATTCTCTTTTTAGGGTGGGGGCAGCTACATCGACCCCGAAGTTAAGATCCACGACCCAACGTACTAAAGTACGTGTTAAGGTCTGGGAGATAATTTCGGAAAGTTCCGATGCCTTTACCACTCTAACTACGTTGGCAACTTGGGAGGATGCTCTGGAACCAGACTCTGCTTGTCCGGCCTCATTTTCCCCACAGATAAGCAAACTGATCTCCCTATCAATGTAGTCGATCAGGTTTTTGAAAACGTCGGGGTTGCCCGTAGGGTTTACAAAATCTAGCTTAAAACCCTCCGGAAGGACAAGGGCAGTTTCTTGGGAAAGGTTGGAGATGTGGTCGTAAATCTTGTCAACTTCCGCAGTAGATGCGCTTAAGGGGGCTGTTGCTACTACCGTAGGGGTGGCATAACGGTCGCCATAAAGCACATAGGATTCTATGGCCCTGCGTCTGAATTTTACTAAGGGGTATAGGACTCGGCCTAAGGCGGCACCGTAGGGGTCACCATTATGGAAAGCCCAATGGCGGTTGACGATGAATTTTCTGGACGGCAGCTCAATACCTTCAAACATTCTGTTGAAGGTCAGGCAACGCATGGTAAAACCCGTCTGAGATTCTTCATTTTCCTGGAAGACGAATCTTCTCTGATCTCTCATGCGAATGTCATACGGGATGACGCCACGCTTAGTCTTTTTCCACATGACTTCGCCTACGCTAAAGCCAATGACTAATGCTTCGCATAGTCCCTTATAAATTTCATCTAGGGGCAATTCTTCTAAGACTTCGGCCAAATAGTCCCTTACTGCTAAGTCGCCGGGCTTTTGGCTATATTCCTCGATGTACCAGGGGCGTGACGTTATTTCCTGAACTAGCTTTGAGAACGAGGCTTGAACATGTTCGTCAAAGAGCAGTCGTTGATAGACGGAAATGGCCCGGTTGCCGCCTTTGGAGATAAGGAGGTCGTCGCTTGGGCGGACTATAGTGGAACCTGCTCCGGTGAAGGGGGAACTACTTCCGAAGAGAAAAAGTGCTGATAAATTATAAGGATCACTTACATACGAGCTAACCTCACCAGTAGGAACAGGAGCTGTCTTAAATCTTTGGGCCATTATTCCTCCCTTTGGTGCTTACGTAAATGTTGATTCAAATTCCCAATCCCCCCTCTAATCTCCTTACCACATACCTCACAAGTTAACATCGGTATGCCAGCCCTGGCCTCAGATAAAGCCTTCTTGTGCCCCTCCGTAAATTTCCTCCCTCTTTGAGCTTCAGATATTTTCTTCCCTACTGAAGGATCTCTCTTCCCATACTTCTTCCCTCTATGGTAATCACCACACCTTAACCTTTCCTCTTCACTCATAGTCTTCCCCCTTCTCCATTCAGGGCCAGGACACTCCACGCTGTAGGTGTTATTTACTCCGTCAGTCCAAGAAACTTTCCCCTCAGCACTATACTTCCTCCCAGACACCCAACCCTCACCAGGACAAGTTTTAGACCTTGTTTCAACTTCCCCATTAGTCCACCATACACTTCCAGACCCGCTTTCACTCATTTTTCTAGCTTGCTCTGGACTTACGGATCTTCCCTCCCACCATCCTTTTCCTGGGCACTCCATAGCCACAGTGTTTCTCTCCCCGTTAGTCCACCAAACGTAAAGCTTCCCTTTTACCCACCCTACCCCAGGACAAGTAAATGACATAGTATGTTCAACTCCGTTATTCCACCAAAACATTCCTTCACAGGAAGGAGGACTTATAGCATTTGGATTAGAATTATAGCACCATTCCGTGCCGTAGTAAAAGTCCAGATAAAACTGTTCCTCACTACGATCCTCCAACCCATCATCTTCACTTACCAGCCAAAAGAAGTTTTCAGGATTTTTTCTCAAAGAGCGGTGAAACTCCGGGTTCATATCAGACCATAGGTGCTGTTTATACCTACGCCCAAAGTCAGTGGTACTACCAACCTGAAACCTTTTACTGGTTAAATTTATGGCAAAATACGTAAACACAATAAAATTAAAAATTTACTACTTAGCAAACCCAAAAGGGTTTTACCCTACCAGGTTGCCCCCCTATTATAAGCTGAGGGAGAAGTTAAGAGGGGGTTGGGGAACCCCATTAACCGCAAAGGAAATAAAAACCCTGTAAAGTCCATCATCCCCATTTGTCACCCAGTCCCCTTCAATAGACAACGATGTCAACCCCCCTACAAACTTACTAATTGCATTTTGGAAATCAGAGTTTACAAGACTTGGGTCTAAAACGTCTAAAGTACGGTCGCTAACGCCATAGTCCGCAGCCATCACCCTTTCAAAAAACCTCGTCTCTATAACGCTGCGGATTTCCTGAGTCTTTAGGTCATAGTCCGTGCTGACCCCCAGGTTGCCATTAACTATGGTTAACGGATAGGAAATTCCCCGTATAGAAGGTGTGCTCATTGCTCAGGGCCTAACATCTTAGTTATTCTTACCCGTTGCCCTTAAAGCCTTACTCTATCTAATAAACCGTGTAATTTGGGTTTCCAAATTCCTGACCCTCTTGCGAATCTCAACATCAGGTAAATTACTTTGCAAAACTTTCTGAATTTCTTGTCTCAACTCACTATTTGGCAAAGAGATGTAAAGAGCTGGATCCACCAAATCACACTGCTCTTTCAACAGGGAAAGGCAAAGTGCCTCTATTGAAACACCTTGCCTCCTTGCTCTTTCCCCTAGGGAAGAAAAAAGATTTTCTGGAACTTGTAGTTTAATCGCCTTATTTGACATTGTTTCCTTAGAGCTTTTAGGGAAGGCCCCACATCTATGAGACCTTACCCTTATTGCCCTTGTAGGAAACCCCTAAAGGGCAATCACCCTAGGCCTTGAGATTCAAGCTCTCTGCTCATTTGCCCCACAGACACTCTGATAAGGTCAACTTCGATGCGCTCCAGTGTGGGAACCGGAACATCAAACACCTTAACATAGATTAAACCATTTTCCAAATTATCGGGGGTGTTGATACGATTATCGCAGATGATCTGGAACGCATCCGAAGGACGAGCCCCGTAAAGAACACCGGCAATCCATAATTGACTCAACACGCTGTTTCCAATGGAAACGATTTGGTTGAAGATAACATCGAATCCATCAATGACGGAGAAAATTTGGTTATCAAAGGCATTCCTCAGTGATCCGTAAACCACGTTCTGAATAACTCTGACGTTCACAAATTGGAACTTGCGTTGATCGGCAACAGCTTTGTTGATTCTGGTGCGACCACCCCAGATGAACACCGCAGTATCGGGATAACCGGGCAGGGTTCTCACGGCGTTACAACCATCTGGATTCAGCAGATTTTGCTGAGCAGAGTTGATTGCGATTTGTGTAGAAACAGCATCGGCAAGTTGATACTTGACGCCAGCCGGTGGGAACTGGAACCCTTCTGCTCTGTAGCGGCGAATTGCCACCCCAGTCACATAAGGTGATGGTGGGATGTATTGACCGGAAGCATTAAGGATGTAAGATCCGTAGAAAGCAATGAAACCAAAAGCATTGAAGTAGTTTTGGCTATCTGCGAATAGACGATTGACATTGTCCACACCAGCTTCGATGAATACCGCCTGTGGCTCGCCATTGAATCCAACGCCCCTAAGAGCATTGTCAATGATTTCGGTAGATGTGATGGCATCAAACCTCCACAGATTGCTGGGAGGGGTTTGTTCGGGGGTCAAGGTCATTTCGACTTGGGCACCGTAGCAAACGTGAGCAATAGCGCTCATGTCGCCATCGCCTGAAACCACCGTATCCACATCGATAGAGAAGTTTGTGCCACCCCCTAACAGGGCATCATCAACAGTAAGGGTCTCCCCTGCAGTGTAACTAAATCCACCATCAGTCAGGGTTACAGAGGTAACAGAGTTTCCTGACACTACAATGGTAGCCAAGGCACCATAACCTGCCACAGAGCCTAAGAGAGGGATGCTAGTGTAGGTTCCGTTAGAATAACCAGAACCACCAACCAAAGTTCCATTGTCTAGGGACTTAATCGTTTTAGCACCAACTGGGGCCACAACTACCCAATTATAGTTGGCGCCATCAAAGACAACTGCCATCCTATCTCCCTCTGCCACAGATTGGTTACCGTCTGGTGTCAAACCAGAGGAAGTGGCAAGGAAATAAACACCGTCGAGCATGTCGACAACGTTTTGAATGTCCACGTCGCTATCGCCAGCGGACAACCCTACGCTTTGAGTGTAAAGGGATACGGTGTCTAAGGTGGTGCCAGCAGCATCGTAATCACCACCATAAATGGCTTCGATGGAAGGAACCATGTAAGCATCGGTGGCGAACCTTTGCTGAACAACGGGGGCACAAACATAGTTATCTACGTCTGTGTTGGCATTTCCATAGTTAGGAAGATCCAGTTTAGGCAACCATCCGGCGTTCACAGTTTCCCCGTAAGGGAAAATTTGCTCTTCGCCAAGCACAACCGCACTGTTATTCAGGTAGATTGACATTTCAGGGTGACCCGAAGTGTCAACTACATCCCCAACGATAAGCTGGAATCCCGTACCGCCAACGGCTGCTGAGGTTAGGATATCTCCAGGAGTGTAACCTGACCCAAAGGAGGTGAATGTTACTGATGAGACGGAGTTAGAAGTTACAACCAAGGTAGCTTTGGCACCTGAACCTGTACCCCCTGTAAGAGAAGCATTGGTATAATTACCATTTGTGCAACCTGTGCCGTTAACCTTTAAAACGTCAATAGAGAAGTTTGAGCCAGCGGGAAGCTGAGTGGTGGTTAAAGTTTCACCGACAGCGTAGGAATGACCCCTGGTTGTAATGGTTACCGTGGTCACTGAACCCCCTGCAACTACAACAGTTGCTTTAGCTCCCGTTCCATCAATACTGCCATTTAATACAACGTTTGTGTATGTGCCGTCAGTATAACCTGAGCCGGCAACAAGAGAAGTAATGTCTAAGGATGCGATGGCATTTTGCTTGAAAGTTAAGATGTAACCTTCAGCGTAGGAAGCTTGGGCATTGTTGAAGATGTTACCACTGGCAAATCCATACTTTCTGCCACGAATCATCGGAACCGTGGAAAGTTCAGCGAGGTTCAAAGCAGTTAGCTCCCCTCCCAACACTTTAGAATAAAGGATGGATGGGGTCGTGGTTGTAATAGCACCGGGATACTTGACAAAGTTCGCTGCTAAGTAATTAGCAGAGGAAGACGCCAGCAAGAAGCTATCGTTGGTTATTACCTTTACAAAGTAAGGGTTGGTGCCATTGACGGACGTACCCTTGAATAACACCGTAGAATTTCTCAAAATAGGCTGAGTGAAGAACACTTGCTGCCCATTTTTCAACCCGTGACCTTCACAAGCAAACAAGCAATTGTTGCTACCTGATAGGGCATAAGAGGTTATAGCTAGGCTGGGGTTGTAGAACGTACGGCTAACAAACCCGAGACGATACTCCTTAGTAGGATCCTGAAGGGTGCCCGGAAGGTGCACCGTGTTAACATACTGATTGGCACCAGTGATGTTTTGAATCAGGTTTGAGGATTGACCGTTGATTTCGACCTGATCAATCAAGTCCCAAGCAGGGGTACCATAGGTGATAGAAGCTGTGCTACCTGTTGGACCGCCCACGTCAAAAGCATCAGCAGGAGTGGCGACCATGTTGGAAGTGCCACCAGCCGCCAAAACTTCGTTATAAACACTGGATGCCGCCGTAGCAGTCTCAGCAATGTAAACAACTTGATTGGTGCCGTTGGATGGGTAAGGCCCGTAAAGACCTTCATTGAACGGTGGAGCAACGATGTAAACTTTGGCAGATGCCTCTCCGTTCAGGAGCGGGTCAAAGTCGGTGCCTGCATCAGACAAGGTAACTTCCATAATCTGGAAGTCAGCGGGCCAAATCGCAGATGAGCTAAGTATAAATTTGCCAAGGTTTGCTTGACCAATTACAGAAGCCAAAGTGAAAACAGCAGGGTCTAGAGCACCTACCTTCTCATCAATCGCAACAGGTTCCACAGATTGCTGAACAGCGACCTTAGGGTTAGAACCTGCGATAATTGCCTGGTATTGAAGTTTATCGTAGGTTACATCCACCCCGGCCCACTCATAGATAGCATTATCTACGAGGTACTTCATGCCGGTGATTAAATCCTCGGCAGGAAGGTGAGGCGTAAAGTCGCTATACTTGTTAACGTCGGTGACAAGGAACGGGCCGGGATCAGCCAGTGCCATCCACTTGAAGTTGTTATCTTGGCAATGTGCAGCAGCGGCAGCGCCTACGGCCGATCTACCAGCCTCATCAAACTGTGCGTAAGCAGTAGGGGTAACAAGATAACCTTGGTTGATTTGACCGTCGAAAGCAGTGTTGATGCACTGAATGTAGTCCTGAGGAACTCTTACCAGGCTATTTTCTAAACCGACGATGTTTTGAACATCATAGCAGTTGTTCATCAGCACCGAGATGGAACCCACAGGGTTCTGCTGAGTAACTACTGATACAGTGCCGTCATAGGTGGCAGCAGCGATGCTGATAAAGCCGTTTTCGGAGTTGGAAGTTGGCTCCACATCGTTAACCAGCCCGTAATCCCTAACATAGATGGAACTTCTGACACTGGGGTTGCTCTCGATAGCTTCAGCGATAGCGGTAGAAATTGCCTTAGCGATTTTCCTATTATTTACTACATCCCCTGGAATATAATCTACGGGGATTGTCACAGGGACACCCAACCATTCCCCAGATGATGTGTAACCAGTAGAGCCATTGCCAGCTACGAGCTTAAGCCCATTGAGCACCAACTGAGCGTAAACCACATCACCTGCTTCCAGATTGGAAGGCAAACCTGAATTGTTAATCTTAGTGCCCGACGACACAATCTCAATTTCAACAATTTGGTTAGGGGTTCCCACCCTTACAACCCTTAGATCACCAATCTGAGCATTTTGGAAAAATGCGTTGACGCAGTTGTAGCTAAGTAGAGGGATTCTAGAGCTGGGGACGATGCCGCCAACCAAAGCCCTATAATCGGCAAGTGAGGTTACGGCTACCGGACTGTTGAAGGGGAAAGTAGCAACTGAAACAGATTCCTCCGCTTCTACCAGCATGTAAACCGTGTTAAATGAGGCGATACCAGCAGAAGCTACGTTTCCTACTGATTCGTTAATGTAAGTACCGGGTGCTCCAGGAGCAGACCCAAAAGAAAAAGTTGCCATTTTTTGAAATAAATCCTTCTTTTCCTACCCTTTGTGCTGGCGAGGATGATTCCAGCGGTGGTGCCCGTGGGCCAAAGGTTCAGGTTTACAGTGTCTTGTTTTGACAAGTTGTTACTTTGCTTTTACCCTATTTTCCTTAGGGGTTTTATTACAGAGGGTTTCCACATGGGGGCAAATACCTAAAAGAAAAACCTTGCCCTCAAGAGAGAACAAGGTGTTATTTCTTACCTGGGTTTAATACCTTGAGGTTAAGATTGTAATCCTGACAGGACAGGAGTAGAGGTCAAGGACCATCCATTATACCTTTCTACGTCGAGCAAACTTTGCATGTTGTACCTGTAAAAAGATTTGGAGTATTCTTCGGCGGAATCAAACGGATAGTAAGATTCTGGGTTCTGCGTGGAGCCCATGAGCCCCGTCTCCATCGTTTGCCCTTTATACTGAGACTCGGGCCTGTACAAAACCGATCCCGGAGGGGGACTGCTTGTAATGTCCCAGATTGGGTTAGCTTCGATAACATCTCTGTAGGCCAAGGAGTTAGACATCATGGCATAACCAGCCTTCCTCCATGTCAGTCCAGGTTGGAAAACAAACGTATTCATTGCCTTAGGGCCTCAACAGTTAGGTAAAATTTAGCCGTTAGGCCTGCGGGCTCTTGCTAACAGCCTGGCTCCGATCTCAGTGCCCCTGGAGAGAGGAAAACCTTTCTCCCTAGCCACTTGGACAACTTCGTTGTCAAGCTGAGCCTGAGGGACGAATGGGTCGGATCTATCCTCATCGGTTTTCTTTGCCAGCTTTTTCTTAACAGAGACTTCGATAGTCTCTTTGGTTAATTCTTTCGGGGTTTTGCTCTCGTTGCTGCCCACCCTTAACTCCAGATTAACAGGGCTTTTAGGGTCAACCTCCGCTGGCTCTGCTTTCGCAGGTTCTTCTTTGAGGGCAACTTCGCTGTTTGCCTCAGCTTCCTCTGAGGGAGGTGTGCTAGGGGTTTCACTCGTAAGTGCAACCTCAAGTTCTTGTTCAACGGGTTCAGTAAGTAGTTCATCCATAGGGGTTTCAGGGGTAGTATCACTGGGGGTAAATTTACGTTTTCTAGCCATAATCATTATCTGAGAATGTTTTCTAAGGCAATTTCTGCCAATGTGTCCAACGATCTGAGGGGGACGCCCATCCAAGGTCTTGCGGGCATCTTTTCAGTACCGAACTGATTATAAATACCTGCGTCAGTGGTTCTTACAAAGAACTGACTCCCCCTTACAAAGATCGAACTTTGATCCAGCATCTCTCCTGAAATTCTTAGTTCAGGTAAATTGCCGTAGCGCTCTGCCTTCCACTTAGCATATGAGGGAGATAGTGACTTCCAAGGTTTGCCCTCATCATCAACTTGGCGAGACCAGTTTTCCCTATTGTCTAACCAAAGGTGAGGCACCCATTCCTTTTTAGTAGGAGTCCACCAATTTTTATTAAGGGGCTTAGGTTTGCTTTCAAAACTAAGAATGGGCATTACTTCTTCCTCCGGGAAGATTTTTTCAGTTCAGCCTCTTGCTGTTCTCCGTGCTTCTTGACAATGTCAATCATTAGTTTTACCTTGCTCATTGGCTGAGTTTCCAACCAATCTACAGATTGATCCCACCTCTGCTTGCAAAGATGGAAAGAGATTTCCATCCAATTTTCAACAGTTAGGATACTATCAGAGAAGACATTATCCATGATCCATTCTGTTAGTGACCTAAAAACGTAAGAAGGCACTACTTCTAAAATTTCAAGGTTTTGGATTAATCTCTTGAGCAAAGGGACAAAACTTCTCTTTTCGTTACGGAGGATTTGGGCTAGGTAGAAATCTTTTGGGGTGATTTCTCTAATGTGGAAAGGCCCCCAATCATCGAAAGTAACAAGATAAGAGAAGTCTTCTAAATCTTTAACCTTTACTTTGGGTTCTTTCCCTCCACTTCATCCCCATTGGCTCTGGCAATAAGGTCAGAGATTTTCTTAATGTCTCTAACACCGAGGGACTCCACCTCGTCGTAGGACAATTTACTATCTCCCACATTGAGCAATTCAATAACATGGAAACTCCTTTTGGTTTCTCCCATGTCAGCCAGCTCCTCTTCAATATAAACAAGGTCTTTACCCGTCATTTCCCTGATGGTGACTACCCTGCCATCCCTCAAGGTATCGCTAAAAGTATCTAAAGAAGTGGTAGGTACTTTAATCGAAGCAAGTTGATTTTCTGTAACAGTTTTCATTTTTATGCAATAGTGATTTGTTTAGTGGTTGCACTGTTCTAACTTTACCCCAACTAGGTTTGATGGAAATTTTCTAAAAATTCAGCAGTTTGCAAGTATAGGTTGTCCAATTGTGAGCAACTTGTTCCAGGAGGTAGTTGAAAAAGGAGGTTATGGGCTGTTTTTAGACTATGTTTGGCGCTGTCATAATCCCCCATTTCAACTCTGTCATAAACATCTATTAACCATGAGTAGGCAACCTCCTTTCTAAAGTTTGGGTCTAGTGGTAGGGGGAATGGCACCTTGCTATGTAGTTGTTTATTTTTTTTTCAAAAAAGTTAGCATACTATAGGGACCTTAACATCTCTCTAGCTTCTTCTCTAGTGTAGTATTCCTGGTTGAATAAGCAATCTACGCAGGATAGAATCTCCTTTTCTTTCCGATCATGGGGGATAGGGTGCCAATATACCCCTACCTTAGTCCTACACACATCAGTTAAAGCACTTCTAACTCTTTGCTTTTTAATTTTTTTCTTCGACATTGTTCTTGGGGTTATTAAATAAGGTTATTTTTGATTGCGTTGTAACGGGTGGTTAGTTTGGTTACAGCCCCGATTTCTGCCAACTCAGACATAGAATGTTCTACTCCATTAGGCTCCTCAGCCCCGTTTGGATTGGACGGAGTTACCGTACATTCCTTGGGAGACTTGCGAACTCTGTCGTCAATGGCAACAGACGAGAAGTATGCCCTGCTTAGGGGTAACTCGGGGATGCCCACTTGGCTATGGAACAAGGACCATGTGTACATGTGGGCAATTTGGAATACGACGGCAAATTGTTCGGCGTATTTCTCAGGGGTCATGAACCAAACTTCGTCATGGATGCTAAGGATGAATCTGCATGGAATTTTATACTCCTTGGCCAGCCAGTGGATAGATGTTAGGATGATGGACAGGATTTCTGCCCCTGACGATTGAATCGACCAGTTAACCCTACCTGTCACGAACTCTTTACCTACCTTGCTGGGCCTTAGCGCAGTTGAAATGCGAGTGCCTAAGCAGGGTAATGTTGGAAGGTCGGATTTAATAGCAATGCTTTCCATGTAATTAAAGCACCCCGAGTCTGAGCCACCCTCATAAACCCCCTCATCCAGAACTTTCTTAATAACCCCGTTATAACCCTTCTTAGTAACTTTCTTACCCTTCTTACTTGACAATGCTCTCTCAGCAAATACTTTAACTTCCTCTGGGGACTTATCGGGATAAACCTTCTTAATGTAAGTCTGGATGGCCTTAGATGCCCCTCCGTACAAAGCAGTAAAGTTGATAACCTTGGCAAGATCCCTTGCCTTAGATAGTTCCTTTTTTCTTTCGTTGCTTAAAGGGGTCAACTCCCCAGAGTCGGGGTCCTTGTCGCAAACTCCTAATTTACTATCCCATGCTAGGCTGGCATACAGCTCAGGGAAAATGGCTTTAGCGAGGGCAGTGTGAGGGTCTGTACCCGAGTCCTTAGAACCGCTTAGAACATTGTAGCCAAATGGGGAACATCCGATGTGATGACCCTCCCAACAGTCACTATAGATAGAAGCCACCTGAACCTCTTGCCCGTCAAAGTCGGCACCAACAACTTTCCATCCTTCTGGCGCCCTTACCCTTGTCTTCAACTCAGTGCCAATTCTCCAACTTTTTGTGGAGCACATTGTGGCAAAGAGGCTTTCTACCGTTCTGCGGGTTACGGTCCCATGGCACAGGATTTCGGGCAAGGTTACTAAGGAGTCTTCCCCGTATGGGTTAGAGGCAACCATAGCAATTCTGTTAATCACTCTGCTTCTAACCGACGTCCAATAGGATACAGCGTTAGAGATTTCCAAGGCTCTTTTTGCCTCAGGCAGATCGCTATTTAAACGGCCCACCTCTAGATCGACTACAAAATCCCGAGTTATGAGACCGCCAACATTTTCACCAGTCCCCTTAGGATGAGGTACCTTGGTAACTTCCCCTTCCTCATTCTTATAGGTCCATCCTGACCCTTTGGTAAACACTAGGGGGGAGCCCTCATACTTCAGTTTAAGAAGCAAATGTGCAAGGATGGATTTGGTACCAATGTTTTTACCCGGATCCTTAATATAATCTCTAACCCAATTGGGCACACCCGCATACTTTCCCTTCTCTGTCTTAACAAACCAGTCCAATTGACTGATCCAAGGATCTTTTTTAACCCACTCATCAGCAAGGGCATAACCTTCCATTCTATCTTCACAACTCTCCACAATACCTTTCCATTCATTATACGTACCCCACATCAACTTCTTACACAGATCAGTCATTTCCTGATTGTAGTCATTAAATACCTTTTCAGTATTTTCAATCCAATCAAACCAATCATCTACCAAAGGTACGATAGAGCCGTTAAGGTGATAATGGCCGCAAAGGGCAACCATAGAAGGTGTGCTCTTTAGGTATTTAGGCCAGATTTCCTTGAACAATTCTGCCGTGTAAAAAGCATCTTTAACGGCGTATTCCAGAGCCTTATCTAAAACTGCCGTAATCTCATACATGTATTTTGACTTTACGAAAACATCCCTGATTGCCTTATCACCCATGTCCAAGGGTTCAACCTCACTTTCGTCAAACCAACTCCTCCCCTTAACAACATGGAAATTATAGCATTCTACCAGGCTATTGGTAGAGCCTTCGTCGTACCATGCGGGGTTACGTTTCAGCATCCCCCTTTCTTCATCCGTCAAATTTTCTACGTTTTTTCCTTTAAGGGCGTAAAACCAGCGCTGCCCACTTGCCAACCCTGACACCCCCACGTGAGCTGACAAAGTATCAAAAAAGAAGTTTTCCGGTTCAGTGTTAGAGAGATCATAAGCTTCCTGAGTTCTGATGCGATCATAGGAAATGTTATGGCCCGCAATAAACTTTCCCTTACCAATAGGAATCATTCCAAACTGATCCCATTTTTCTTTCTCTAAGGTAGGGATGATAAGTTCCGACGCTAACCAAATATAAGCAGCTTTGTCAGACAAGGCAGTGCCAATGATAGGGTAAGCCCCCTCATGAACGAACGTCTCCGTGTCAAACGTAAACGCATCTTCCAACGGATATTCTACTTGCTCCTTTCTGAAAGATCCCTTATCCTCTAACCATTCGTAACGGGTCCACCCAGGCTGGAGAATAAAATCTTGCCCTTTCGGGATTCTGGGAAGTTTACACTTTGCAAAAAAATCTGCAAACCTTTTGTAGTGCCCAACTTGCTCTTCAGCAACTTTCTCAAAATGATCTTTGATGCGTTCGCCACTTATCCCAGGCAATGGCAACTTACCATCGTATAAATTGTCCGGGTAGTCTACAGGGATTTTAATATCAAACCTTCTTAATAACTCTTCAGTATGATACCTTTGATCCCGATCCATTTCCTTAGGTTGCTCCTTTCCGAAGAGTTTCTCGTGAACTTCATCAGAAACAACAGGGTATCCTAATTCAGTCAGTTTGACCATGGACGTTAGATTTTAGTAGTTTATGGTATGTCTTATTGTAGCGGCAAGGTCAAGCCTTTGGCTTAAAAGTTGCTTTATTAGAGCTACCCCCCATAAGGTAACCCTCAAACAGGTTGGAAGTGGGGGGAACGGAAGAACTATCTGCTACGGGGTACAGAAAGGAACCCACCCCGGATTGTCCTCTCTGAGGGGGCTGAGTGTAATAAGGGGTTTTGTCGG